CAGCGAGCCCAGTGCGCATGTGACCCAGGCCGTGAGTGACGCGCATCGGGAACACCTGCGGCAACAGTTCGTTGCGCAGGGATGCACAGAGGTTAAATGACTCCGCTGATTATCTTCGTGGTCGTCGCGGTGCTGGTGAAGCTGGCGCGGCGCGGACGCGAGGTGGAGGCTCGGAAGAAAGAGATTGCGCGGCCCGTGTCACCCTCGGCACAATGAAAGGATGACTGGCGAGGCATTAGACGATCACTTTTCAGTCGGGGTGGGCCGCGCAGTATAATTGACACAGCTGACAACCAAATCCGCAACGCTAAGTCTGGAGGTTTACAGATGCCGAAGACCAGCGATGTGGGCGTTATCGTGGGCCGGTTCCAGGTCCACCAATTCCACGACGCTCACCTCGAACTAATCAATTCGATTTACACTACCCACAAACACACGGTGTTCGTCCTGGGCTTGAGCCAGGCGCGTGTGTCCACGCGCAACCCCCTCGACTTCGAAGCGCGCAAGCAGTTGGTGCTGGCCACCTTCCCGCTGGCCACCGTGTTCTATCTCAAAGACGAGCCGTCGGACGAAGGCTGGTCGACCAAGCTGGATGCGATGCTGGCCGATTACGTCACACCTGCGCAGACGGTGTGTCTGTATGGCGGGCGCGATTCGTTCGTGAGCCACTACAAGGGGCGCTACCCGGTAGAGATTCTCGAACCGCGCGTCTATGTCAGCGGCACTGAGCTGCGCAGGACGATTGCGAAGAGCGTGAAGGGCAGTGAAGACTTTCGCGCGGGCGTTATTTGGGCTGCGTCGAATGGCTACCCCAAGGTGTTCCCGACAGTTGATATTGGCATCTATCGCAACATTGACGCACCGGACGATGGCTTTTCTGACCCAGCACGGTTACCTGTGGCTCGTCGAGAATGGCTCCTCGTGCGAAAGCCGACCGAGAAGTTGTGGCGATTCTGCGGGGGATTCGTGGCTCCGACCGATGTGTCCCTCGAAGCCGCTGCAACACGTGAAGCGCTCGAAGAGACGGGCGTGACAATTGGGGTGCCGCAATACCAATGGTCAGGGCTCATCGATGATTGGCGTTATCGAGGTGAGGCCGACAAGATCATGACGACGTTGTTCACTGCACCGTATGTCTACGGGCCAGTGCGCCCGGCCGACGATGTGTCAGAAGCGCAGTGGTTCAATGCTGGATTGATTGAGGCGGCTGTCGACCCAGGCATGCTGGATCGCCTGGTGCCGGAGCACCGCCCGTTATGGAAAGAGCTGGTGCGTGCCAGGCTGGTGAACGCCGTGGTGACCGACCGTCTGGTGAAGGAGGTGACCAAGTGAGACGCAACTTCATCACCAAAACAGATTCCTACAAGTGGACGCACCACGACATGTTGCCCGTGGGCACAACGCGCGTGTATTCGTATCTCGAATCACGCGTGGGGGCTGAGCACGAGCTGACGCTGTGGTTCGGGCTGCAATACTACCTGAAAGAATATCTCGAAGGCGTGGTCGTCACCGCTGAGGATATCGCCGAGGCCAAGGCATTGCACGCGTGGCACCTGCATGGACCGAAGTTCAACGAGGCGGGGTGGCAGCACATTCTGAACAAGCACGGCGGACGTTTACCGCTGCGTATCTTGGCCGCGCCAGAAGGATTGTTGATTCCCAGCGGCAATGTGATTATGACGATTGAGAACACCGACCCGGCGGTGCCCTGGCTGACTAATGCCGTCGAGTCGTTGCTGCTGAAAGTGTGGTATCCGACCACAGTGGCCACCCGGTCATGGGCCACCAAGCAGGATATCTTGGCGTCACTCGCCAGGACCGGCGGAGAGCCAGCGATGGCTGACTACATGCTGCACGACTTCGGTTATCGAGGCGTCAGCTCAGAAGAGAGCGCGCAAATTGGCGGCGCGGCGCACGTCGTGAATTTCAAAGGCACCGACACCTTGGAAGCGCTGCGATTTCTGCAATACTACTATGGGGCCGGGACTGGATTCGCTGACAGTGTCGCGGCTTCAGAGCATTCCGTCATGACGTCGTTGGGCACCACAGGCGAGTTGGGCCATGCCTTACATTTAATCGCGGCGCACCCTAATCAGATTCTGTCGTTGGTGGCCGACTCGTATGACTATTATCGGTTCGTCGAGAAGATGATTGACTCGAAGGAAATTGTCGACCGTTATCATACACAGCTGGTGCTGCGCCCAGACTCGACCACCACGAACCATCCGACACCAGAAGGCGTGGTCGCATGGACCTTGCACCGACTCGCCGACCGACTAGGGTCAACACAGACTGTCACTGGTCATCGCGTGGTGCCGTATAAAACGCTGTGGGGCGATGGGCTCGACCCCGCAGAGATTCGAAAGATTCTCTCGGTCGTCGAGACTGAAGGCTTCGCTACGCAGAACCTGGTCTTCGGTATGGGCGGCGGATTGCTTCAGAAGGTGAATCGTGACACCGAACGATTTGCGTTGAAATCGTCAGCGCAAGAGCGTGACAATGTGTGGCACGCGATTAACAAGATCCCGATGCAGCATGACAAAGCCTCGAAGTCGGGGCGACTTCAGCTGGTGCGCTCGTGGGTGGGGAATCAGTGGAGTTTCCGCACGGGGCCGGAAGATACGCGAGCGTGGACCTGGGATGATAAAGTGTTGGTGCCCGTGTTCGAGAATGGCATGGTGCTGCGCCAGGAGTTGTTCAGCGCCATCAAAGCCAGGCCAGTGTTGAAGGCCAAGTGGATCAACGAGCATGAACCGACAACGGCAATGGCAGCTGGCACGGCGAGCGCTGGGGCTGTGTGAACGGTGCGGCCTGCGGCCGTGTTGGATGTATCAGACCCTGGCCGGGGTGGTGAAGCAATCGCCCCATTGCCAGGAATGCGCGGAGAATCGGCGGAAGCAGCGGCACAAGAAGTTGGGCTGTCAATTGGCCTACACCCCCAAACATGGGGCTGTTGCATCCTAGATTCGACTGTCGTATACTCAGGGCTGGCTATGACCCAACGACTTCGCCGCTTATCGCTATCTAGCTCAGCGCAGTATTTGCGCTCACGCTCGTATAGTCGATAAGCAGTGCGGAGGAGTTGGGCACAGTCGGCAAGCCTGCTGGTCCCGAAAACCGGCGTCCTAACCAGACTTGGGAGTTCGACCCTCCCCTCCTCCGCCAAACAATTGAATAGGTAAAGGGTGCACGCCGATGCTCCTGACCATCCTCGTCATTATCCTGATTCTCTGGCTCCTTGGCGCGGTTGGTGGCGTGGGCGGCAATGCCGTGCACCTGCTGCTAGTCGTGGTGGTGGTTCTTGTGCTCATCAGCCTGTTGGGTGGTGGGGGCATTCATATTCGGTGATGGCCTTGTGGCGGAACTTGGCAGACGCGCTGGCCTTAAAACCCGGTGCTGCAAAAAGCGTGTGGGTTCGACTCCCACCAGGGCCACCAAGATTTGCGCTCGTGGCGGAATGGCAGACGCGATGGCTTCAAACACCGTCGTCCTTTTTGGGCATCCCGGTTCAAGTCCGGGCGGGCGCACCAACTTCGCCGTCTCCCGGTGAACATTGACAGATGGCTCTGCCCAGTGTCCACCGTTCACTGGTGAAGCGCTGTCCCTAACACCAGCGTGTGAGACGGTTCGTTTTGTCGGCCTGTAGGAGAACTGGCATATCCACCAGCCCGAGGCGCTGGCTTTTGTGGGTTCGACTCCCACCAGGCCGACCAGTTTTTCGGTGACGTATACCCGTATGGAGCGGGGGCTGCCTGTAGAGCAGTCGTGGCGATGAGCCTACTGTAGGTTCGATTCCTACCGGCACCACCAGTTAGCGACGCGCGACCGTCCATGATCCGTGCCTCGAAAGGAGGTGGGTCATGGATTTCATGTTGTGGTTGATTTCGCTGTTCGAGCCGAGTCAGTCGACAGTCGTCATCCTCGACTAGGTCGCGTGTGAGACACCGCGCCCGCCCGGTGCGCCGGGGCGGGAGAGTTTCGACCGGGCGTAGCAAAATGGCAAAGCGCCTCGCTCAGAACGAGGAATTATCGGGGTTCGAGTCCCCGCGCCCGGACCATATTGTCACGTCGTCCAATGGTAGGACGGCAGGCTTTGACCCTGCAAATGCTGGTTCGAATCCAGCCGTGGCAGCCAAGCTCGGAGAGTTCGGATAACGGTATTCCACCGGTTTGCTAAACCGGCGTCCTCACGGGCATGTGGGTTCGAATCCCACACTCTCCGCCAAATTTACTAGCGCACGCGCGGATTCCCTGTCACCGTCATTGGTATGTCCACTAATGACGATATCCGCATCCAGCTGAATCAAGCCAAAGTCAACATTGACGCGGCCCTGGCCTTGCTGCCGAGCGGCGCTGCGCCCATCACCATCGGTCCCAGCGACAATCTGCAATCCATTCTCAGCACCGCACCTGCGGGATCGATTGTGAAAATGGACCCGCTGTTCGTGCTCGAATCGGATCTAGTGTTAGTGAAGCCGGTCACACTCATAACCTCGATTGACCCAGGGTCAGCACGAGTTTCATCGTCTCTGAAAGGGGCCACACTACGTGGTGCACTCACTAGCACGGCGTCAGACGTCTCGTTGATTGGCCTGCGGCTCGAAGGCAAAGTGTCTGGTTCAACGATTGTGACCACGAGCCCGCGCATGGTGATTGACCGATGTGTGGTGTTGGGCAGCGCTCAGGGCCAACACCGAGGGATTCGTGCGGACAGCGACACCGTGAGCATCACACGCAGTTCGATTAGCAATATCTGGTATTCGGCCGATTCGCAGGCCATTGCCGGGTGGGATGGATGCAAGCACCTCACGGTTGACGACTGCTATCTCGAAGCGAGCGGGGAGAATGTGCTGTTCGGGGGCGCGGACAGTGTGACCGCCGCAGGCATTCCACAGGACATTTCGATCAACAACTGCACGATGTTCAAACCGCTATCGTGGATTGGCAAAGCCGGGCTGACCGCGAAGAATCTCTTTGAGACCAAGAGTGTGCAGCGCTTGCATGTGACCAATTGTCGGATGGAAAACTCGTGGGTGAATGGCCAAACCGGTTACGCCATGTTGATTAACGTGCGCAACCAAGATGGGAAAGCGCCCTGGTCGGTGGTAGAAGACGTCACGATTGAAGACTGCACGTTCAACAACACTACGAATGGCATCGAAATCCTCGGGCGTGATTACACCAATCCGTCAGGCGTCATGGACCGCGTCACGATTCGCCGTTGCACATTCACGAACATCGGCACGACCTGGTCCGGTGGCGCGGCAGGCGGTCGGCAAATCTTTATTACCGGAGGCCCGCGCAACCTCACGCTGGACCACATTTCCTTCGCAGGCAAGATTGAGCCCGAAGGCACCGCCATGAGCTTCGACACGCCAGAGTATCCGCTGGTGAATCTGCGCGTGAGCGATTGCCGCTTCCTCGAAGGCTTCTATGGCATCCACGGCACCGGAGCCCCGTCGTTAGGCAAAGCCGTGCTCGACCTGTATGCGCCTGGCTACATCTGGCAAGGCAACACCATTGTCAAGGGCACGAACACCGTGCAGTATCCAATCGCGTATCCGACCGGCACAACTGTCATCTAACGGACAGTTCTAATTATTTTCGTCCAACCGAGCGCAGTGCTTTACTACACGCGAATTTCGCGCTAGCGTTGCTCCTGACCTGACCCACAACAGGTAGACATGGGACGGCGTTAGGTCACCTAACATGCAGTGGCAAAATCGGATTGTCGGTGAAGGTGAGAAGCCTGCGGCGCAGTTTCTCGCCCATCCGTTGAATTGGCGCATCCACCCAACCGCGCAACAGGCCGTGCTCGAAGCGCTCCTGGCCCGGATTGGCTGGGTTCAGCGGGTGGTCGAGAACCGGCGCACCGGCTACGTGCTCGACGGGCACCTTCGCGTCCAATTGGCGCTCAAAGCGGGTGACAGCACACCAATTCCCTACCTGCTGGTCGACGTCAGTCCCGAAGAAGAGCAGACGCTGCTGGCCGTCCTGGACCCGGTGAGCGCGCTCGCCGAGGCGGACAAAGAACAGCTGGGCACGTTACTCAAAGCCATTCAAGCCGAAGACGCGGCGGTGGCCAACCTGCTCAAAGACCTGGCGCTGACCGCGATTCCTCCCCAAGACACCGTGAGTTTCACGATAGAAGATCGCCCCACATGTCCGACGTGTGGCCAGAAGCTCAAGAAGGGCACCGCTGTGTCGCGTGACTGACGAGCAGACGCCCAAAGACCCGCCTAACGCGCCGTCAGGTAACGGTGACGTTACCCCCACGATTGCGACCCCTAATTCGTCTACGCCCAGCAAAGGGATTCTCGTCGATTTTGCGAGTCGTGAGCGCAGCGATGGGGATGGGAAGTCGTCGCAACCAGTAGCGCACGCACCAGTTCCTACTGAGACCTCCACCAAACCGAAGCACACCAATCATGAATTACGTCATCTCCGGGAACAGCGGCGACGCCAAGCGTATACCCTCTGGCTCCAAAATATCCCCCTCCGCGAAATCGGGCGGCATCTAGGAGTTAGCGCCAAAACCGTCTGGTATGACATTGAAGCCTATCGCCTCAGCGAACACCGCACCCACGCCGTTCCCCTCGAACGCCGGAGAGACAAACTCGTCGAGCAACACGCCATTAACCAACGCGGCCTCTTCGAGCTGGCCACCAACGCCCCCAGCGCCACCGCCCGCGTGATGGCCCGATCCGAGCTGACCAAGTCCTTTGGCGAAGTCGCCAAACTTCTTGGGGCGCACGCCCCAGTAAAGATCACGAGCACCAATGCGGAAGGCACCGCCTGGGCACCGTTGGTCGTGACGATGCTGAGCGAGCGCTTCAGCGTCGAGGAGCTACGCGTGCTGGAACGTGCCGCCAAGTTGAAGCTGTTGCCCCAGGCGGAAGTGATTGAGCACAAAGACTAATGCGCACACCTCTTTCTCCCAACGAAGCGCCACGTGAAGACGACGGCCAGGTGCCCGAGGCGAAAGCGATTCAGCGTGCCGAGGCGCAGGCGGAGAACGCTGCCTCTTACGCGTATGAGCCGGAGCGGCGGGTCGGGGTAAAAGACCGCAGGGTCACTGGTAACAATCGCAAGCAGGGAACATAGCCCGCATTATCAGACACAAGATTTCAAGTTAGCTACGTTTTGCACAGCGTAAGTGCTTGACATAGGAAGGCGAAAGTGTGGACCAGCATCGGCCCCATGAGCAATTCTCGACAGATCGCGCGAGCGTGTGGCGGTCGGTCATGTTGGCGCTCGTGCTGATTGTCCTGGCGCTGTGCGTGACGTGCGTGATCAACACGAAGCGCTACGTCGAAGCCGGGTTCTGTGAGCAAGTCGACCCTGTCGATCACGTCGCGCGGTGGCTCAAGTGTCAGGAGGCCAAGTGATTAGCAGCATTCAAAGCACGAGTGGTGGGTCGTTTGTGATTCAAGGCGACGAGTTTGGTGGGCTCTCTGGGAAGGTCACAGTGGGCGGAAAGCAAGCGAGCGTTGGGTCGTGGGCACCGAACCAAATCTCAGGGACCTGGCCAGAAACCACACCGAGTGGTGAGGTCGCCGTCTTCACCAGAGACGGGAAAATCTACACGCACCAATACGAGCAACCCTAGCATGCAGCGTCAGTTAGCCAATGTAGCGTGCGCAGTTACAGAGCGCGAGTTGACACACCAATTGGTCAGGGTGTTTCGCGTGCGCGCGATGCAATGCCTTCGCGTGCTGGCAGCTGGCGCGGCGACACACATCAACGCTCGTGTTGAGCGGTGGGCCGAAGACCTGCGGGTTCGAGGGGAGGGGGACTCCCCCCGGCCTTTTCTCGACAGGGGGGGGTGGGGTGCGAGCGCGGCCTCCGCCAGAAAATCCTGTCACGGGCTGGGGGACGTCAAGTCCTTTCGGTGGAAGAGTGGAATCGTGCTGAGCGAGTTTCTCAAGGGATGTGCGGTGTTTCTGGAGGACGCGGGCAGTGGCCTGGTGGACGTCTGTCTGCGAGGCCACACGCGACGCCGCGAGCCGCGCGTCGTGGGGAAGGGCCGCAGGCGGGTCCAGCGGGGACGCGGCCAGGAAGCGGCGGAGGGCGGTTTCGACCAGCACCTGGACGGAGGTGTGGCGGTCGAAGGCCAGACGCTTGAGGTCGGCGTGGAGGGCGTCGGGGATTTTGAGGGTCTTCACGAGTCCCTTTTTCTACTTTTCCGTGACGAGTCGACGCAAGGCTTGGTCGACGAGGGCCTCAACAGTCGTTTGCCTGTGGGCTGCCAATCGTTTGAGGTCAGCATGAACCATGGGGTCGCACTTCAACGATTTACGCGGCGCGGGTCCCAACGGGCGGTTGCCCAAAGATCGGCGACGAATTTTGTTCATGAGGGGGTCCAACTTATCAATCAGTTGTTGTTCCAACGCCAGGGCTTGTTGGTGTGTGTCGACGGGCAACATCAACACCCTATCCCCAACTTCCGGCTTCACGATTTCGTGATTTCGCAGACGGCGGAGCCCGTATTTCGTTCCGCCCACATACAGCGTCTGTCGTCCACGTTGCCAGATATAAGCCATTGGGCCGGTAGCTTCTGGAAAGGCGTCCGTCAATTCTGGTTCGATGGCCACAGACATCTTGAAATGTCTACAAGTCTACACCATGCCGCGTAGGGTCCCCTATCCCCAAGCCCCGGACGATTTCAGCAAGCTGCCGCTGGCGGTGATTCAGGACGCGTTACGGGCGCGGGGGGCGGAGCCGGAGCGGCTGCCGCTGATTGACTTCATTGCGCAGTCGTGGCCGACGGTGGAGGGGAAGCGGAAGTTTCTCCCGAACTGGCATATCGAGGCGAAGGCGGAAATGTTGACGGCGGTGGCGGACGGGCAGATAGCGAAGCTGGTGATTAATGAGCCGCCGGGGTTTGCGAAGTCGCTGGTGACGTCGGTCATGTTTCCGGCGTGGCAGTGGGGGCCGAACCTGAAGCCGCACACACGGTTTCTGTGTTTGAGCTACGGGGGGGACGACGCGAGTCCGGCGGGGCGCGACGCGGAGCGCTGCCGAGATTTGATTCAGTCGCCGTTCTACCAGTCGCAGTGGGGGACGGTGGTGCAGCTGTCGGATACCCAGAATGCGAAGAGCTACTTTGCGAACAAGCAGAAGGGCTATCGGGTGTCGACGGGCATGGACGGGACGCCCAGCGGCCAGCGCGCGGACATCGTGGTGATTGACGACCCGACGAAGCTGGACGCCGAGACGCTCGCGGAAATCCTGCACGCGTCGGAGGTCTACGAGCGGACGTTGGTCCACCGCGCGCTCGACGAGGGGTCAGCCTTCGTGCTGATTATGCAGCGGCTGCACCCGGAGGATTTGAGCGGATATTTCCTGAAGCAGGACGGGTGGGTCCACCTGAACTTCCCGCACTTCTACGAGGCGGATCGGAAGTGCCGCGTGTTCCTGGGGCCGACGCTGCTCTATGAGGACCCGCGCACGATTGAGGGGCAACCGCTGCACCCGTTGATGACGACGGCGATTGAAGCCGCGCACACGCAGCAGAAAATGCGCCCGGATATTTACGACGGGCAGCAGCAGCAACGGCCGATTGCCAAACACGGCCAGGTGGTGACGCGCATTGATCGGTATGACGCGCTGCCCAACTGGATTGACGAAATCATCATCGTGGTGGACTGCGCGTTCAAAGCGGAGGAGGACAATTCATTTGTCGTCTTCCAGAAGTGGGCGCGGCGCGAGGCCAACGCCTATCTGCTCGACCAGGTGCGCGAGCATTTGGAATTACCCGCCACGTGTGAGGCGTTGGTCGCCTTCTGCGCCGTGGAGCCTCAAGCGACGGCCAAGTATGTCGAGGCGAAGGCGAACGGCATGGGGGTCGTGCAGATGTTGCGCAACCGCGTGGCCGGACTCATGACCACCGATGACGATACCGAAGTGTTGAAGGTGTTCTGCGCGGGGAGCAAAGAGTCGAAGCTGCAAGCGGTGTCGCCCTACTTCCTCGCGGGCAACGTGAAGATTCCCAGCAAGGCGTATCTCGAAGCCAACGGCCGTTTCGATTGGACGCCGACGTATGTGCAAGAGCTGACCACGTTTCCCAAGAGCCGGTTCAACGACCAGGTGGACGCGAGTGCGATGGCCGTATGGCGGCTGCTGCACACGTTCGAGGCACACGTGTCGCAGGCGTCGCTCATGAAAGATGACCAAGGGAACGTCGGATTGGTGGCGGGGATTTTCGGGGCCGCGTATGCCGACCCCGATATCGCAGGCGAGCGGGTGCGGGTCGGCGGATTGGAGAGCGGTGGCGGCGGCGCGCTGATGGGCTTTTGGGATAGCGCCTACGGAAAGGGATAGCGAGATGCCACAAGGGTATATCACGCGCATTGAAAAAGACCTGGGGTGGGTGCGCCCGGCCGGGGGGAGCAAGGAGCTGGTGTTCAAACACTGGGCCTTGGCCGCTGAACAGGGTGGTCGGTTCCCGGCCGTGGGGAGTTACGTGCAGTGGCGCGAAGTGAAGGACCCCGCGCATGGCACGTATCTCACCGAAATTCGTCAGCTCACGCCTCCGGCCGAACCAGCGGATGGGAAATTCAAGAACGTCTACGACAACGACCCGAAGGTCCCCACCGGGATTCAACGCGTCGTCGGACCCGAGGGTCGCGTGCCGTTAGAGCAGGCCCTGCGGGAAGAAGAGGCAGCGGCAGATGCCCACGAACCCCTTGCGCGCGTGACGCGCCCAACGGGACCGTTGCATCAACCGGTAGCGACCGAGTGGCAACTACCGTCGGACACAGAACCGAGCGAGTCGACGACGACCGCACAGGAAGGCAAAACGACATGACTGGGATGGTGAAGACGACCAATGCGGACAAGCGCTTTGGTTTCGTGCGCGGGGAAGATGGGCAAGACCGGTTCTTTCACGCGAGCGGGTGTCACCCGCTGTGCAACTTCGATGCGTTGGTGCGTGGCCAGACCGTCGAGTTCGAACATGAAGATGGGGCGAAGGGACCGCGTGCAAAAAACGTGCGGCTAATCAATGGGCAAAGCTAGGCTGCCCGGCTCACGACTCGCGGTGGCGGATGTGCAACGCCTGGTGACCTTACACGGGGAGGGCTATGGCGTCCCGGAGCTAGCGATTCGATTTGGGAAATGCGAACAGTGGGTGCGCACTCAAGTGGCGTCGGCGGCGGCGGCGAATAGCAGCACGCGTCCGACGACCGTTGCCATGATGGCTCCGGCGTCATTGTAAAGATTTTTGACGTGATGACCTGGAGTCTGACATGTGGAATATCGACAGTCTCGGCGTGCTCGCCATTATTGGCGCAATACAAATTCTCACCCTCACCATCGTGCAGGCGGTGATTGGTTATTTCAAAGATCAGCGCGACGCTGAGGCGCGGGCGAAAGAGAAAGCCGAAGACTACAAACGCCAGGATTTAGTGGCCGACCGGGTGGCCGCTGTCGCGCTGCAAGCGAAGGAGGCGGCACGGCTCGTGGCCGCGCGGGTGGAGACGGTGGCGACAAACAACATGACCGCTAATGCAGATTTGATTGCCCGCACGGATCTGGTGGCGCGGCTGGCATCCGAGGCCAATGTTCGCGTCGAGGCCCAGCTGATTGCCATCGATGAACAGGGCCGCAAGATTCACATCCTCGTCAACAGCGACATGACCACCGCCCGCACGAACGAGCGCGACCAGACGCGGCTGACGCTCCTGGCACTCCTGCATGTGAAGGCGCTGAGTCAGAAACTCGGCGTGCCCCTCACCCCCGGAGAGGAGCAGGCCATCGAGGACGCCAAGATCCGCATCGAAGAGCTGAACCAACTCCTGGCGGACCGCCTGGCGGCGCAACGGCGTGTCGACGACGAGCAGGACTTGCGGCAGAAGATGGCCATTAAGCAAATCAAAGTGCTCACAGGCGACGTCGCGTCGCCGGACGAACACGACGCAGGAAAGGTCGTGCTGGGCGAGGTCGTCTCAGTCGACGACGAGAAGCCGGAGAAGAAATCGTGAAGCTCTGGCTCGCCACGTTGACGCGCATTGCCGATGCCGTGGAGCGATTAGTCATTGTGCAGGCGGCACTCTATCAGGACCGGCACGCGGAGCGGCAGGCCCTGACGGAGCTGTCGAGCAATGTGGCCGCGTTGCAGGAAGCGGTTCGGTGTCACGTGGTGGAGTGCACGCACTGGCAGCATTCGTTGACGCAAGAGGTGCGGCGCGTCGCGGGTGGGTCCGGGAAAGGGGTGACTCATTGACTTACGAAGAACGTCAGTCGTCGCGCGGGCAGTTGGCCGCTTGGATGACGATGCAGCGGCGACGCTGCGAAGCCTCAGCGGCCCGGCACACGGCGGTCTATCGGGCGCGCATGAAAGCGTTGGAGTCGCCCCACGTGACGGTGAAAGTGCAGGGGTCGGGTGGGGGTGGCGCGAGCAAATACGGGCAGTCCGTCACCGAACGCGGATGGGCCGAGACCACCCAAGACATGGTCGAACGGGGACGATGAAACCACCGCTGGCGATTATCGGCTTCGGTCCGAGTCGGGTGGTGGCTCCCTGGCATGACGCCACCGTGCATATCTGGGGTCTGAACGGCGGGCACATGTTGCCGCAGGCCCACGTGCGACCCGACGGGTTCCGCGCCGACGCGTGGTTTCAGATTCACCCGCCTGAAGCCTGCAACCTGGCGGAACTGGATTGGATGGCGCAGCTCGAAGCGGGCGTGCTCAACGTGCCGACCTACGTGCGGGAGGCGGACCGCGCGTATTGGGAGCGCACGTATCCGCAAGCCGGGGCGCGGTTGTTGTTCCGCACCTTCCCCATGGACGTGCTCCGTCGGAAATTCCCTGGGGCGGTCGGCTACGCCAACACGTTCTGTCTCGAACTGGCGCTGGCGTTGTTGATGGGCTATACCGAAGTCGGGCTTTACGGCGTCGAGTGCACCGGGTGGGGCCGCGAGGTCGCGGTCGAACGGGTCGGCCTCGCTTATTGGATTGGCGTGCTGCATGCGCACGACGTGAAGCTGAATCTCCCGACCGACACGACTCTCCTCTACCCGGAAATCTACGGACTTGACTACTGGGCGGAGGCGCGCAAGGCGGCAGACATTACCGAGCGCGTGCTGCCAATGGACCTGATGGAAGATCGGGAGAATCTCTCGACCATTGCAGCGGTGAATGCTGCGGAGGAGTCAACTCATGCCGGAAACAATTAGCGCCCAGCTGCTGGGCATTTGGTTCTGCGTCGGGTTCTTTACGAGCCTGGGGTGGACCGTGGCCGCGTGGCTGGTGGGGCGGGTGCTGCGATGAGCCGCTATCGTGAACTGATTCGTAAAGCGCGGCTCGCGTTGGCCCTGGACGATGACGACGGCACGCGCGGCGACGTTGCGCCCCCGGCCGCGCACATGCCGCGCGCCGACGGACACAGTGGCGTGCCGGGCGGGCTCTCGCCGGAGCCTCCGGAAGGCAAGACCGCGTGGGAAATCGAAGAGATGGAATCGCGCTGTGCGACGTGCGGCCAAGCGTTGAGCACCAACGACAAGGATCGTCTGGGGCTCTGCGAAGAATGCGACAAAAACAAGCCGGTCAAGAAAGCCTTCGACAAAGATGAGCATGGCTACGGGTCGTATCCGCGTGGCGAGTCGTCGGGCATCGTGGAAGCAAAGCGGAACCCCGGCAAAGAGACACCGGTCACCTCACACCGGATCGATGACATCATGGCGAAGAAGGGCGCGCGGCCAGCGACCGTGACCTATCACCCAGGGAAAAACGCTTCGCCCGACGCGAAGCACAACAAACCCACGAAACCCGTGGAGAGTCACAAGCCGAATGCGCCGACCGATTATCGTCCGACCTGGCAACAGGATGAGTATCCCTACGGCAAAGGCACGGCGTCTGGGAAACGCGACCCATGGGACTGATAGCCAAGTGCACGTGCGGCAAATGCCTCGCGTTGCGTGAAAAAACGGACGCGGGATCGCGGCGGTTCGATTGGACGCTCTGGAATCAGAAGCACCAGGGCCAACATCAGCCGACCCACGCGGCTCCGCCGAAAGCAGCTCCGGCCCCGAAGGTGAAAGCCTTCGTGCCCGCGCCGAAACCGATTGCGCCCAAAGTCATCGCGCCGAAACCGGTGGTGCCCAAGGTCGCCAAACCACCGAAGGCGCAGATGCCGAAGCCGGTGCCCAAGGTGCCGCCGAAGCCGGTGGTGAAACCTCCGGTGCCGAAACCGGTGCCGGTCGCAGCGAAGCCGTCGGCGAAGTCGTCGGCCCCGTCAGCTCCGGCCATGAAGCCCGAGGTGAAGCAGGCGAAACAGAATCTCGTGCTGAAGGCGATGCCCAAGGCCGAGCGCCAGGCGCTGGACCAGGGATTTGCGTCGGCTCAGAAGGAAGGGTTCCGAGGCACTCTGAACAACTTCCTCGAACAGCAAGTCGAGTTGTATAAGACGGCGCAGGAAGGGGACCCGCGCATCAAAACCTGGTTCGGCACCGGCACGCATGAACTGTTGAAAGCCAACGGGCTGCCGGACCTGACGCCTGCGGGGGCTGCACATGCGGAGCGCGCGATGAGCGCGGTGTGCTACTGCCGCAAATGTGCCGAGCTGCGTGCGACGGTGGACAACCGCACGGCGAAGCGCACCAACCCGTTAGGCGTGAAAGCGCCGAAGGGCAGCGCTCAGGCTCCGTTGAAAAGCATGGGAGCAATCAAGGTGTTGCCGAGTCAAACAGCTTCGGTCACGGGCGGAAATGTTGCGCCAGCAGCAACGTCAACGTAAAAAGGTGGCGTATAATGAGTCTCACACCTTTAGCCTATCTGGAAATGATGGCATCCGGTGGGGACAGCGTGATTGTGGTCACCCCGGAAGAAGCCGAAACCATGATACGCATGGATGGTGGCGTCTGCTTGGAAAACTGGATGTTCCTGCGGGGCCTCGATATCCAAGGCCATTGGTTGCCGCCGGTCGACGATAGCCGCCAGAACTGACCCGCCCTGAGACCTGACCCGACTCCCTTTGTTTTCTGCCGCTGTGAAGCGGCCAAGGAGTTGCGATGGCTCGTTATGGTTTCAAGGCAATCCGTGTAGGGTCGTCCACCTTGGACGTGGCGTCGATTACGACCGCAGCGGCGAGCCCCCGGCGTTTTCAGATTTTCGATTTCACTCTCGGGTCGGATGCCTCCCCCGCTGACAACGCGTTCCTGTGGGAAATCAGCACGCACACCGCGAAAGACTCGTCCGGCGCGAGCTTCGGGTCAGTGGTGACGGGCGTCGCGCTCGATTCGTCCGACACGATTGCCTCGACGGTCATCTGCCTCCAGAGTGCGGTGACCAACCTGGGCGCGGGCAGCACCATCTTCGGTGTGCCGCTGAACCAGCGCGCGAGTTTTCGCTGGGTCGCCTCGCCAGGGTCAGAGTTTGTCGCTCCGGCGACGGCGTGCAATGGGTTCGCCATTGCGACGCCGACGGCCAGCGCGGTGAACATCGAAGCCTATACCCTGGTCAACGAACTGTAAGTGAACGCGCTCGAATGGATCTTTTCCACACTGGCGTTTGGCCAGTGTGGGCGCGACCGAAGGAGACCTGATGCTGCGACAACTAGGCTCGACCAACGAACGGGGCGACCCGTCCCTCCGGAAGGCGGACGTCGACCCGTTCGATTCGATTTTTGTGGTCGAAATCTTCGGGCGCGGGCCGACGCAGGCGGCGGATGACGAAGCCTCGATGCCGGTGATTCACTCGATTTGGTGCAATCTCTCGGAAGCGCGGGTCGCCGCCGAACGGGCGCTCACCCAGGACTGGCCGTTCACCGCGTTGCGGAGCCGGGTCATGGAATATCAGACCAACGTGTTCCGGCCGCACATGGAACGGCACGGCTCGGACTATCAGCTACCGGTGGTGGTGTCTACCGAAGTGGAGAAGATGGCGCAGCTCACGTTGGAAATCAATCGGCTGCGGGCACAGCTGGGACAGATGGAAATTGCCGGAGCTGCAAGCGGTGTAGTTTGAAACGCCAAGAGGGCTACGGCCGGTGGACAGATCGCCAAACCGGGAAAACCCAAGGCGAGATGGACACGGTCAAATGCCGTCATTGTCAAACCACCGTGTTCGTGAAGCCCGGCACGGTGTGCACGACTTATCTGATTCCCGACCGTCGACAACCTCCCGGCCACTATCTCGAAGAGCCTGGCGCGTGGTGCCCCCAGTGTAACGGACCGATTTGCTTGGTCTGTCACGACCAAGGCATCTGCACCCCGTTCATGCGGCTGATTGAGTTACAGGAATCCAAGCAAGCCTTAGTCGACCAGATTGCGAGACTGCGCCTATGAGCCCCTACGAGACTTATACCGACGAGGAAATCGTGGGCCACGCCCATGGCTTTACGGAGCCGGTGCTGCGCAGTCGGCGCATTGCGATTATCGGGCATGGGGCGTCGCATGTGGACGCCCCGTGGGACGACGCCACCGTTGAAAAGTGGACGCTGAACCATGGGCACGCCCTAAATCCCAAGTGGGATCGTCTCTTCGAATTGCACAACCGCTTTGTGGTGGCCAACGAAGACGCCCTGGCGACGAGCGACACGGCACCAATACCAGGACAGCCCGTGCGCAGCCTGCGTCACCTGGAGGTCTTGCGCGGAGAGAGCCACCGCCCGGTGTATGTCCGGGACGAAGGCATGGCGCTGCCGACGGCGGTGCGGTTTCCTATTAACGATCTGATTCAGCTCTACGGCGAACGATGCGCCAAGCTCGCCAGACAGCCCTACTTTACGTCTCAGGTCAGCCTCATGGTCGGCTACGCCACGATGCTGTTGCTGAAATCCCGCGCGAATGAATGGCAACCGGAGCACGAGGTGATTCTGTGCTACGGCGTGGACGTGCACCCGGACGACGCCTACTGGGACCAGCGGGCGTGCTTCGAGGCCATGTGCTATTTCGCCATGGGGCGCGGCATCACGGTAGTCATGCCGGATACCTCCGCCGCGTTCAACGCCACGGCGATTTACGGCTACGAAGCGCCGGGGGAACAAGCCTTTGTCGCGCAGCTGCACCTGGTGCACGACGTCTACCGCCAGAAAAGCGAGAAATTAAAGCGGCGATTCAGTGAGGCTCGGACTGAAGAGCAGGCGCTCGCCAAGCGGATCGCCTGGCTCGAAGGGGCCATCCGGTTTGCACTGGACCCTGCGCGACCCAACCTCGACGCCGAGCTGACCCAGTTGCAAGACGAGCACGCGACGGTCGTGGCCAAGATGCAAACGCTGGCCGGTTGTCTCCAGCAATCCGACGAAGACCGGTCGATTCTCGGCCACGTGCTCAAAGGCGGTCGTTATCCGACGCATGTATGAGAGCTGCGACAGTGCCGAAATCTCGTGCAGGCCACGAGTGTCCAGCCGACCCGCTGCCAGCGTTGGAGACGTTGCTGGACCAGTATCAGTGGGTCATCGAGGACTTACAGCGGCAGCTGTCAGCCATGCGCATCGAGCGCGACCTGGCCAGGCGGGACGCTCTCGCTGATGGGAAACCGGTCCAAGCCTGCCGGTGTGGCAACGTGCGGGTGGGACTCGAACGGATCTGCGCAGCGTGTCGAATCGAACATCAGAGAAAGTGGGCTGCCGACTCGCGCAAGAAGCGCGATGCGGAGCGCGCCGAAGCGAAGCGACTACCAGAGCGCATCTGTCGAGATTGCCCGACCTCGTTCGTGCCCAACACCAATCACATGGTGCTGTGCGACGCGTGTCGACGGAATCATAAGTCGAAGTTGATTAAGGCAGGGAATCTTCGCGCGAGTGTGAAACGACAACAGCTCAAGTTGGCCAGCGGCAATACCGCCGCGCAATAAGAAAGACCCAATGATTAAACACTCCGTGACTAGGACGGTTCTAGTCACCGTCATGGCGATGATGCTGACGTCTGTGGCGCTCGCTCAGGTGCCTGCCCCGTGGACGGCGCAGGATATCGGATCGCCCGCGCTGGCGGGCACGACCTCGCTGACGGCCGGAGCGTGGACGGTCACCGCTGCTGGAACCGATATTTGGGCCGGGTCGGACCAATTCCGGTTTATCTCCCAGCCGCTGGTCGGCGATGGCGAAATCATTGCGCGGGTGGATGGCCTGGTCAACACCAGCACCTTTGCTAAAGCCGGGGTCATGGTGAGGGGAAGCACCGCTGTCGGGGCGCAGAACGTGTTGGCGTATCTGAGCGGTGGTCAGGGCTTGATTTCCTCCCGCCGGACGGCTGTCAACGGAGCTACCAGCAGCACCAGCAGCACTTTGGTCGCAGGCGTCGCCCCCCAGTGGGTGCGGATCACGCGCGTGGGCAATGTTTTCACGGCGTATTGGTCGACCAATGGAACGGCTTGGACGGTCCTGGCGGCGGCTCAGACGATTGCGATGCCCGCGAGTGCGTTAGCCGGGATGGCGGTGACGAGCCAAAACGCGAGCATGTTGACCACCGCGATGTTCAGCAACGTCAGTGTGACACCCACAGTGGTTGGACCTAATCCGCCGACAGTGACGAGCCTGGCACCGACCAGTGGCGTGGTCGGGTCGTCGGTGGTGATTACCGGCACCAACTTCGGCACGACCAAGGGCACGAGCAGTGTGACGTTCAACGGGATACTGGCGAGCCCAACGGCCTGGAGCACGACCAGTATTGCGGTGGCGGTGCCTGTCGGGGCGCTGACGGGCAATGTGGTGGTCACCGTCGGCGGCATCCCAACGACCGGGCGACTGTTCACCGTGGTCCCCACGGCCCCAACTGGCGTGGTGATCACGGCCAGTTCCCAGTTGTTGTGGGACGAAATGGGTGCTGACATTACGACGTTGGGGAGCTACGTCTACACCGCGTATGTCGACAGCATCAAAGGGCCGACGTTGCCTTCGACGTGCGCTGTCGTGAGCCCGACGCAGTTCACCTGCACATCCCCAGTTCCCCTGGCCAGCCTGGTGGTGGGCACGCACAACATCTGGGTGACCGCCACGAACAACGGCATCGAATCGTCGCCGTCGAACACGGTTGTCGCTACGGTGAACCCCGTAGCAACCGTCACCACGGTCGTCATGACGGGCATTACCACGGCCGCCACCTTCACGGCGACGGTGACGAGCGGGATGGGCACTCCGACCGGCAGTGTGGTGTTCCGGGACAACGGCGCACCCTTATTGGCCATTCCGTTGAGCCCGTCGGGCACGGTGGTGTGGACGGTGATGAACGTCTCCCTCGGACCGCACGATTGGGACGCGGTGTATAGCGGCACCGGAGCATTTGCGGGCAGCACCGCGCCGGTGTTGCACACGGTTGTGACGATTCAGTAGGAGGCTCAATGGCATTTCGCATTTACGTCGTGCCGATGATTGTCGATATCAAAGGCGCGCGACGTCCTAAATATTTTCAGGATGGCACCATTCCGAGCCCGCCTAATGGGTTCGGCGTGATTTACTACGCGGCCGAGCCGTGGGCGCTTGTCGGCGCAGACCTCCCACCGGCCGATGACGCCACGATTGCTGGGCAAGCTGACGTCGAGGCGCTGCCGGTCGATTTGTCGCCGCACCTGACGGGCGGACAAGTCACCGGGACGCGCGCATTTCTCGAAGCTGCGAGTATCCCAGCCGGGTGGGTAACGACAGCCGACACGTGGGCGAGCGTCGTGCGCGGGGTAGCGGGCATGTTCCTATTCCTGCAACGCTACGAAGGCATCTACAGCATTGCGAATAACGGGGCTGCGCCATCCATCTTCTTGGGTGGCGTGACACTCGATTCCACGTTTGGATCGTTGCCAGCGTTAGTCCAGGCGTCGATGCTCGCCACCGCGACCGACCAAAACATTCCGACGTCTGGTCTCGCGGCCGGAACCACCTTACGTGTCATTTGGCGCTACGTAGCGGATTTTTACTCGTCGGTGCCGATTGTTATTGCCGGAGTTTCTATCTAAATGAGCGAAATCGTTACAGATAATTTCACCCGCGCCGACGCCGCGAACCTTGGTGCAAATTGGACGCTGGTTACGGGACTGACGAATTTCACCATTCTCACAAATAAGGGTGGCACGTCAGCTACCAACGCAACGTTCGGAGGCCGCTTCACGGGCGCGGGATGGACGGGCGGCAATGACCACTATGTGGAAGTCACGGTCACGGCCAACCTCTCCGGTAGTGACGGTGGCCCCGCATGTCGCATTCAATCCGGCGCAGATAGCGGCTACATGTTCGACATCAACTTCGCCGACACTGTGGCACTTGGCTCGTCGCAGACCATTGAGACTTACAGCGTATCCGGGGGCGTGCCCTCCCTCATTCTGGCAGGCACCAACATGGTCATCGCGGCGAACGACGTGTTGCGCCTGGAGGCGAATGGCAACCAGATCGGCGCATTGGTCAACGGCGTGCAGAAGGTCACGGCGACCACGAACAGCGCCTTTAGTAGCGGGAGCCCTGGTATCCGGTGGTTTCAGGGTGCATCTGTCAATCACGGCACCGAGTTCTCGCTATTCGCAGCGGGCGATTTTGCGGCAGCTGTCGTTGTCGTTATCCCACCTCCCGTTGGCTTCGACCTCGCACCGCAGCAGAGGGTCTAAAATCATGCTCAATCTTGAATTGACCACCGATAAACTTCAGCTGACCACCTCATCGTCTGCGAACATCGACGTGCATGCGTCGTTTGCAGACGTGAATCAGTCGACGCTCGATACCAGTGGCGTGAAGAAACAGAACACGGCCATCACGACGGCGACGACCACAGATATCGTCGCCGTGCCTGGTGCCACCACGACGCGCAACGTCAAATTTCTGTCGATTCGCAATAAGCACGCCAGTCTCACGTGCGACGTTACGCCGATTTTCGATGCGAACGGCACGGACTACGAATTAATCAAAGTCTCGCTGCTCGCGGGCGAAGAGCTGACCTTTCGTGAAGGGATTTGGTTTCACTACTCGGCAACCGGTGGCGTGTATTCCTCGGTGCCGGTGCAGCCAGTCGACGTGCAAGTGTTCACCGCCAGTGGCTCGAACACCTGGACGAAGCCAACCTCGTTTACCCCAAAGGTCGTCGTCGCCAAGTTGTGGGGCGGTGGGGGCGGTGGCGGAGCCGGAGCCTCATTGGCAACGGCGGTTGTCGCCAAAGGTGGTGGTGGCGGCGGGGGCGGTTGCTTCGTGCGCGAGAGTTACAACGCTGCTGATTTGGGCGGGACTGTTACTGTGACTATCGGCACGGCTGGCACGGCGGGTGCGGCCGGTGTGGCGGGCGCGGCAGGTGGTGATGGTGGCGTCGGTGGCACCACGTCATTCGGGGTCCATGCGATTGCCTTCGGCGGTGGTGGTGGGCGCGGTGGCGCAATTTCCGCGCTGGCGACCGGCGGCGGCGGTGGCGGTGGGAATGGTGCGGCCGGTGCTACGGCTGCTGCGGCCCTCGGCGGGGTGGGTGGTCAGCCGTGGCAGAACAATACCGCACCAACAGACGGCACGATGGGTGGGGGTGGCGCGATTGGCAGTATCGTGCAGCTCGCTGGAGCCATTGGTCGATTTTGTGGTGAATACGGTGGTGGCGGTGGTGGCGGTTCAGCCGCGACACCAAGCGCGACCCGAACAGATGGCGGCTCGTCGATTTTCGGCGGCGGTGGCGGCGGCTCAGGCGGCGGTCATACGGCGACTCCAACTTCGACGGTCGCTGGACAAGGCGGTGCGTCGAATAGCTACACAGGTGGTGGTGGTGGCACTGCTGGGACCGATGGTGGAGCCGGTGCGCCCGGTGGCCTTGGTGGCACAGGTGCGGCGGGTGATTCGACGAAAGGCGGAGCCGGGGGCGGTGGCGGCGGCGCGACGACGCAAGCAGCAGCGGCTGGTGGCGCTGGCGGGCCTGGTGGACGCGGCGGCGGCGGCGGTGGCGGCGGTGGTGTGGGACAAAACGCTGGGCTCGGCGGCGCAGGTGGCGTCGGTGGCTTGGGCTATGCCGTTGTGATGACCTGGTAATAGATGGCGACTGACGGTCTCTTTGACCCGGAGATAGATAAGCGCGGAGTCTTTGACCCCGAGCACAACCGTGGCGGTCTGTTCGATCCTGAACTGATCAAAACGAGCAGCGGAGTTGTGCTCACTCCGCTGACGTGGTTGGGCACGTATGCCGACCTGATTCCGACCCCGCGTCGTGTGGCCTGGTCCCAGGCGTTTGCGATGGGGCAACCATTCGCCGACGTCACCTCAAAGACCTTCTCCTGGAAAGCCGCGTATCCTGACACAGCGCCAGGCGCGCGGCGACCTCCTGAATTTCCTGCTTACACCTCTGGGTCTCGACTCGACATGCTGACGGCAAAAACGTTGGCCTGGCAAGCGAAGTATCCCGACCAGATGATGGTCCCACGCATTCCCGCCTGGTTCAAAGCGCTCGGGTCGTTCGGCGTGCCGTTCAACGAAGTCACGGCGAAGACGTTATCGTGGCAGGCCGAGTATCCGGACGCGGTGCGTCTCCCCGCATTTCCACATCCGCCGTCTTACACAGCTCCGGTGACCACACCGACCGCTGGATTCGACCCGAGTATCAGCACGTTTCAATGGGAATACCAAGACGTGCTCGCGGCCCGCGTGCCGACACAGTCGCCATCGATCTTCAGTCCGGTCACGGTCACGCAAATTCCCACGTGGTTTCAGCCGCTGTTCGTAGACCTGGCTCCTGGGCCACGTCCAGCGTTGCCCGGATGGTTGACGCAGGCGCTCGCGCCGAGTTATCCGATTCCGTCGCTGCCAGGATGGCTGGCAAACTATGTGGACACCGCACCAAAAGCGCGGACCCCTCTGGAGTCGTGGCCTGCATTTGTTACGGGCTCCACGTCGTCTAGCTTGCCTGTGGCAGCGTTGGCGTGGGCAGCGAAATATCCTGATTCGGCACGGGCGGCGCGCACACCAGTGGAGGCATGGCCCGCGTGGGTGACGGGTGCGACGTCGTCCACGTTCACCGTGCCTGCGGTGTCGTGGGCTGCCAAATACGCTGACAGTGCTCGCGCGGCGCGCACGCCGATTGAGTCGTGGCCGTCGTTTGCGGCACTCCATCCTCAGCCGATTTCCATTACGTTGGACCAGTTTGCGTGGCGCGGGAGTTATCCCGACAAGTTCACGTATTTGCGTCCGCCAGATTTGCCCGCGTGGGCGACCGGTGCCACGTCTTCAACCTTCACCGTGCCGTCACGGTCGTGGGCCGGGGTGTATGCCGACAAGATCGACGCAGCTCCGCGTGTGTGGGTGCCACCGTTTACGGCGTTGGATGCGTTTCCTCGGACCGAAATGACTCCGCTGTCCTGGCGTGGACAGTATGCGGATTGGGTGGACCGGCTACGCGCGATGCCGTTGAGCGAAGCACGGGCTCCGTTCGCGCCCACCAACCCGGTGACGGCACTCTCATGGAAAGGGATCTACGCGGACCGCGCGCCAGGTGCGCGACCGTTGGCCGATTGGCAGACGCTCGCGTTCTATCCGGTGCCATTCGCCCAGCCGCTGAATACCTTCGGGTGGCGCGGCAGTTATCCGGACTGGTTCCAATATCTGCGGCCTGCGGAGTTCCCGGCATGGACGACCGGGGCGTTGTCTCCGGCGCTGCCGGTGCCACGTCCGTTGGCCTGGCAGCCGCTGTATCCCTCGCGCGTGGACGTGGCCAAGGGTGTGGTCGCCCCACCGTTCCTGGCGCTGGACGCCTTCCCACGGCCGGGGCTCATCCCGTTGTCCTGGCAGGGGGTCTACGCCGACAAGGTCGACAGACTGTCTCTGCCGATGTTTGGCTGGACGGCGAGCCCGAGCAGTCTGCTGCTGCCGTCGCCGATGTTGGCTTGGCAGGGGGTCTACCCGGAACGGGTGTGGCCGAAGGCACGGTTGCTGGACGCCCTTCAGCGCTTCTGGCAGTCGAGCACGTCGGTGGTCAACCCGGTGCCGTCGCGCGCGTGGGCTGGGGTCTATCCAGATCGCATCGTCTTGTCAAGGGCGCGGTTGCTCGACGGGAGCCAGAAATTCTGGACCTACTCGACGAGCAGCATTTACCCAGTTCCGCTTGTCTCGTGGCGGGGATTCTATCCGTCGGGGTTCCCACATCCGGTGCTGGCGTCGATTCCGATGTTGTTCGCCGCACCCTACATATCGGACCCTGGCGCGTCTATCGACTCGTTCCCGCCGACCGTCTTCTATGGGCCGGAACTGATTCGGTTCATGTCGCAGTTGGCCTTGCAGCCCAGGACGACTCTGGAAACGATTGCGTTCCCGTCGATCACGTCGGACACGACCACACAGCCATCGTTTGGCCCGCGCCTGCTATTGACGCTGCCGCCAGACGCCCCGTCCTTCGAGGCTGTCGTGACAAATGGTGCAAGTTCCTTGTGGCGTCTTGATGAATCGGCCGGGCCAACCATACGGGATAGCATTGACACGCGTCCAGGCGTTGTGGCGGGCAACGTCATCTTTAATCAGCCTGGGCTGATTGGACCTCTCAGCCGGGCGATTTCCTTGGACGGATTAGATACCAGCGGACCGCCACGTATCCTTGTGTCCAATGGAACCATTGGGGGGCTAAGCGCACTCTCGCTTGAAGCATGGATTAAACCGTCGACTGTTAGTCCATCAGATTATCCAAACACCAACAAGTTGATTATCGGTTATTGGTCCGATAGCTTCTTGAAGATCCAAGTGAACAGCGCGACCACCAGATTTTTTGTCGCTCGAATTGCGACAACAGGGGGCGTCTTCGTCGCCGTGTCTGGCTCACCACAAGCGAACACGATTTATCACCTTGTGATGACATACGATGGCCAGAACCTCGTTCTATATATCGATGGTGTTGAAACGGCTCGCACGCCAGCGACAGGACTCTTAATTGCAACGGGCGGACAGAGTTTCTCGCTCGGAGGCATCCCGACGTTTGGTTTTGCCGGTCTGTTGGGTCCGTGCGCGAGATATGAGACAGCACTGACCGCTGTTCAAGTGTTGAGCAACTACAACGCGGGGCATGCCGTATCTGTTCCACTGGGCAATATCAAGGAAGACGCCACTGTGTGGCAGATGATGGTCAACCAGGATATGACCCATCCGTCGTTTGGTTCACGCGCGCACGTGTTGGGCCTCTCGACAACGTCGGTGGCGCATGAGTCAGTTGCTCGAAGTGCGGGGGCCATACACTACTGGCACCTCGACGAGCCGAACATCGTGGATCGGACGATTCTCTCTCGGGAGGTGCTGGATAGTATCGGGACAGCTGACGGCGGAGTCGTCACATCCGACGACGGCAGCGCTGTCTATCACGGTGGAATCATCGTGTATGGGCAACCCGGACTCATGAACGATGGGAGAACGTCGTATCTAATTACCGGCGGGGAAATGCTGAATGGCGCGAATGACAGTTCTGGCACCGCGCACGTGCATGTGGAGGGAGCACTCGCTGAAGTAGACGGGACGGCCTCGGTCACGTGCGAAGTCTGGATACGACCGCAAGTGCTCGCAGCTGATTCGCTGTTTTTTGCTGGGGGCCTCAGTCTCAAGATTCATAGCGGGCAAGCCAACGTGCAGTTGAATACCTCAAATGGTTTGGTCGATGTAGTTGGCGGAAGTGTGGTCATTAACCAGACCTATCAGATTGTCGCCACTTACGACGGGGTCACCGCCCGGCTCTACGTGAATGGCATCCAGGTTGGGCAACAGAATTTCATTGGCGCAATTAATTGCGCTGGGGATACGCATGTGACTATTGGCGGAACGGAGGGCGGAGGCACGGTGTATGACGGGTGGGTCGAGAAGACTGTCATCTATCCGACGGCCTTGACGCCGCAGCAGATAGCTGCTCTCTATGCGGCCAGAATCGTAACGGCCGTGCCGGTGCCACCGGCCACGAACAACAAGGAGGAAGCAGATGTCTGACCCGGCGAAGTTTGTCGTGCCCAACGCCGTCGAGCAACAGAGCGGTATCTATCGCGCCACGCTCCGCGACGAGAATGGGGCAGCGGTCGCCGCACAAGTGCTGACCACATTCACGCTCACGCTCTACAATCTGTCGTCCGGCACCGTCATCAATTCTCGGTCCGCCCAGAATGTGCTCAACGCGAATCAGGTCACAGTGGACGGGTCCGGCAACGTCGTGTGGAACTGGTTGCCAGCCGACATGACGATTATTAACCCTAATCTCAACTCGGAAGAGCATGTGGCTTTGTTCGAGGCGAAGTGGCTCGATAGTCAATTACGCAACCGCCAAGGCAATCATGAGGTGCACTTCATCGTCAACCGCGTGGCACAACTGACATGAGACCAGCTGAAACGTTTTGGCGGAGTCACCACGGCGATTTCTGGTTGGCGCGGTATGCGGAAAGCACGTTCAATCCGTCGCGGCAACCGCTGGGTGCGGCCTTGCGCGCGGCTGCGCCCTATCACACGGCGTTGGACCTCGGGTGCAATTGTGGGGTGTTGGTGCCGTGGTTAGAGACGCACGGCACCGAGGTAGCGATTACGGGGGTCGACGTCAATCACCAGGCGGTGGCCTACGCGAAAAAAATTTGGACCAAACACGAATGGGTCGAAGCCTCGATTGTCGACTGGCTGCCTCTCCAGCTGGGGCAGTGGGACCTCGTGGTATCGAGTTCGTGTCTGGCCCACCTGGCTCCCAACGATGTCGCCGCCGCGTTGGTGGGCATTACTACGGTGGCGGCACACACCATCGTCCTTCAGGAAGTGACGGTGTCGCCGGAGTTTGAACGGGAAGGCCCTTCCTCGTCAGGGGTGTCGGAATGGCGCTACGACTACGTGCAGCGCCTCGCGCGTCTCGGGTGGGAGTGCTTGTCGCACTACCCGCAACAAAGCGAACCGGGCCGTCCGGCGGCGGTCATGACTTTCAGAAAGGCGAATTGATGGACCCGACGACCACGACCGAACCGACTCGCCAACGCAAGATTGCCTTGATTGGCTATGCGCCCAACGTCCGCTTCGCCCCCTGGGGCGACACGAGCTACGAAATCTGGGGCTTGAACGACCAGATCGTGACCATGCCCCGGATTGACGTGCTGTTTGAGATTCACAGCCCGGAAGTAATCAAGGCCGAGGGGCACTGGGACCGGCTGAAGACCCTAACGATTCCGGTCTTTATGCAGCAGCATTACGATGAAATCCCGACCAGCGTCGCTTATCCGCTGGACCTTGTGCAAAAACGCTATACAATTCAAGGGTGTGATCGTGCGTTCCTGACCTGCTCCGCGAGCCTGATGTTAGCCGTGGCCCTGGAGTCAACCCCGGTGCCGAGCCGGATTGACGTGTTCGGCATTGACATGGCCCAGGACAGCGAGTTCAGCCACCAACGACCGAGCTGCGAATTTTTCCTGGGCGTGGCTCACGGGAAAGGGATTCAGCTGTCGTTGCAGAACAGTAGCGACCTGCTCAAGGCCCCCTTCATCTACGGCTTCGAAGACGAAAAGGCCAGCGTGTTCAAGGCGCAGGTCGTCGAGCGGCGCAAGTGGCTCACCGACATGATGAACAACGCGATTCAAAAAGAATCGCAAGCGAAAGAAGAACGGCTGCAATATCTCGGAGCCGTCTCAGATATCGAACACGTCCTTAAACGCTGGACCGCCTAGTTCTTAGCTTACCTGACCTACCCGCCCCGACTCGACTTGCAAACCCACGACGCAAGTGGAGTATCACATGCCTTTGTTGCCTGCTAGCATCCTTGGGACAGCGGCGGCGAGTTCAGCGAGCCCCGTGTATGTCTCGCCGCTGTCGTCGTCTGCGCCGTCGATTGGGTCCACCATCACCCTCGCGCAGAATCCCAAGTCGGCGCTCTTTTATCTCAACTTCAATCAGAGCCCGCCTAATTCCTCACAGACGATCAACGTCTATATCGAACACTCACCCGATGGTGGGGTGACGTTCGACGACTTTGTGTCGTTCCCTCTCGTAGCGGGCAAAGGCACCCCGGCGGACCAGATTGCTGTGTGGGTGCGTGACGTTGCGCCATCCAGCAGTGCGATTGTCCGCACGCCCACCACGCGCACGTTGGCGGCAGGCACGGTGCTGCAAGGTCCCGTGGCTCCGGTGTGGCGCTGTGAAGCGGTCCCGGCGACGAGCTGTTCGTCGAGCCAGGCGTGGCAGATCAACGTTACCGCGCAGATTGGGCAATGAGCGTCCGGTCCTCAGTCGCATTGGCGGTGCGTGCCCTAGCCGACAGGCTGGGGAAACCTTCGTTTGCGGGCACCCCATTCCCAGACGGGGAAGTCAGCAAAGACATCCAACTCACCGGAGAGCTGGGTGGCACTGGCACATTCAACTTCGGCGGCTTCATTCGGGGAGAAGATTTCAACCCCCAGATGGACGCCCAAACCGCCATCAAGAATCTCGACGAAATGCGGCGGTCGGATTCACAGGTGCACGCGGCGCTCGAAGTGGTCAAGCAACCTATCCGCACGGCGGATTATGAGTTAGACCCCTCAGACCCAGACGACCCCGAAGCCAAAGAAGTCGCCGACTTCGTCAAGTGGTGTCTCTTCGAAGGCATGACCACCACCTGGGATGACGTCATTCGCCAAGCGCTGCTCGAACTAGACTTCGGCTTCATGCTGTTCGAGAAGGTGTGGACCGTCGCGGAAGACGGTCCTTACGCGGGTCACATCATTCTCTCTAAGCTGGCGGCACGGCCACCACGGACAATCTGGCAGTGGTTCACCGACGAAGACGGGGGGCTGATTAGTATCAAGCAGCTGGCTGTCAAAGCGGGCACCTATCAATTTCTCGATGTGCCGGTCAGCAAGTTGGTGCGCTTCACCTTCCAACAGGAGGGTGACAACTTCACGGGCATCAGCATGCTGCGGTCCGCATATCCGCACTGGCTGATCAAGAAACAGCTCTATTTGATTGACGCGATTCGCGCGACGCGGTTCGGCGTGGGTATCCCGCGCGCGAAGTTGAAGGCTGGATATAAGCCAACCGAAGACGACCGCAATGCCATTGCGCTGATGTTGCAGGGGCTGAGCAGTCACCAGCACGCGTATCTGATTGAGCCGGAGCAAATGGAAGTCGACATTCTCATGCCGCAAGGTGTGCAGGGTGGCGCGCAGTTGCTGCCGTCGATTCAACACCAGAACGAACAGATTACGCGCAACATCCTAGCGCAGTTTCTCGACATGGGCGGGCGGAGCCAGGGCGGAAGCCGCGCACTCGGCTCGTCAGCCATGGATTTCTTCCTCAACGCCATTGAAAGTATCGCCGACCAAATCTGCGACGTGCTGAACAAGCAGCTCATCAAAGACCTGGTCGACATGAATTTCGACGTCGCCAAGTATCCGACGTTGCGGCCGGTCGGGATTCACGAGACCGACGTGTCGAGTCTCGCGGCAGCGGCCGGAGCGCTCGCGGGCGCAGGTCTGCTGACCCCCGACAAGAAGACCGAGAACACCTTCCGGCAAATGCTCAACCTGCCGGAAGTCTCGGAAGAATTGCTGGAGGGCGTGCAACCAGGAGCCCCAGGCCAGTCGGGCATGCAAATGCCGGTCGGGATACCGGGGATTCCTGGGCAGCCTCCACGACCAGGCCAGACGACAGGCCAGCCTGGGAAGGCCGCGCCAGCGCCTCCAGCGCCTGCTACAGCGCTGAGGCCCGGCCAGGCCAACACCATGGTCACCGGCCCGACCAAAGCGGTCTCTACGGCTACTGGCCCGTCTCTGGCCGTGAAGGCGCAGAACGTCCAGCGGGCGGAATTAGCGGACGGGGAGACGTTCCAGCCGTTGGCTCCGATGACCGTCCCTGCGGCCACCACCGTGCCGATTGCCGCGTCGACTCTGGCCATGAGCCCGGTCGACGTCGACCAGACACCGAACGCACCGCGTTTCATTGCGCCCCAAAAACCGGAATACGTGACTCCAGCCGAAGGTGTCTCCGGACGCCCCATGGTTGTCGAGCCGCCGCAACATCAACCGCCGACGAGCCATGACCCACGCGGGCAGGATATGGCGTCGACCAATTGGACCAATGAACTTCCGGCCAGGTCGACGGTGTATCAGACCGAGCCCGCGCGCACGACTATCGCTACCGTGACTCCGGCAGTGAGCAACGTGCGTGCCCCCATGTCAGCGCGGAGTGCGATTAGTAACATCATCCCAGCGACGGCAACGATTACGACGCAGCCGCACCACCAGGCGCACATGGCGCGCTCGACGACCGTCTCTTCGGGAGACGGCGGCGAACTGGAGGGTCACTCGTGGAGCGAGGCGGCATTGCCGCCCAACTTCAAGCCGCACGCAGCAGCGTCGCCAGACCAGAGGATGGGCGGAACGCCGAGCATCAGGGGGACAGCGCCGCACACACACCCGACCGGGCCAGTGGCCTTTACAAGCCGGGCCAAGTCGAACCTGGACAGCTCGACGTTGTGGAGGGACCCGAGCCCATTGGAACTGCGAGTGCTGGAGCTACGGGAAATCCCGCGCCGTCTCGATACCGAACGCAACGCCTTGAGAAATACGCTGCTCGCCGTCCGCGAGGAGCAGATTTTGCGTCTCGCGTCGGCAGTCGCTCACGCGCGATCCGGCGACCCGATTAAGCCACCCCTCGTGGGCAAGATGGCGTCCGATATCGAAAAGGTGATGAAGAGCACCTTCGAATACGGGCATGCCCAAGTGCTCACCGAACTGCGCAAACAAGGGTTCCGGACGCGCGGGGCACGCGCCTTCGCGGATTGGAATGAAGACCTGCACCCGCGTGGGTCCGGGGGTCTGTTCACGACAGCGAATGGTGGTGACGGCGGGCACGTGACGACTGTCACAGCAACGATTGCCAACGAAGCTGGTTCACTAATTCAAAAATCAGAGTCTTCCCATAAAGAGATGGGAATTGTCATTGATCATACTGGTAACGTCATTGAACGGGCGTCCCAGCGGAGTGCCTACGGCAGCCGAGATATAGGATATCCAAAGAGCTATAGCGCTTTACATACTGCTGATGCCAATTTAACGGTGGTGCACACCCACCCGACACAAGTTGGGAACGACGAATACCACGCCACGACGTTCTCAGCCGGTGACTTAAAATTTGCCTTACAACCAGGCGTCGGACGCATGGTTGTATTGACTGGAAAAGGTGACCGATTCGAATTTGCCAAGGTGCGACCGAGCGCCATCCCACTAGCTCAAGCAATGGAGAAGACAGCTCGTAGCATGTTGACTGGTAGTCCAGCACATGATCAAGCTGTGACAAATATGCGTGGGCACGCGATGATGGCTAGGCTTGTTGACGGTGGGCACGTCGATGGCTATCGCGCGACGTTGACGTCGAAGACAAAAGAAGTGCTCGAACAACAGACTCGGCAATTTGCCAACGACTGGAAGAGGTTAATCCACAATTCTAACGAGACGTGGGAAACTCAACTTAGAGGCGAAATCAAATTCGCGGATTTTGACCCAGACCTGCACCCGCGCTCGGATGATGGTAAGTTTACGTCAGGAGGCCCAGATGCCGGAGCGCCCGCCGATTCGAAAACCAGTGGAGCTGTCGGAGGAGGAGGAGCTGAGGTATCCGCCCCCGCGTCCAAAGCCGCCCGTCCCAAGCCCAACCACGTAACGGCGTCGGTTGCGAACGAATACAACTCGACGCACGGCATGCCGCCGATTGAACACGGCTATGTCGACGTCGACCAGCACAAAGCTGGAACGATTGCGGACGCCTACGACAAGCTGCCGGTTGATGACAGCGCCAACCCCGCCGTCCGGATAGCCTACCAAGCGCTGGGCACTGAGATTCAAGCGCAGTGGGACTACGCCACCACGAAGGGGATGCACTTCGAGCCCTGGACGAAGGAGGGCCAACCCTATCAGACGTCGGTCGAAATGGCCGACGACGTCCGCGCGAACAAGCATCTCTACTTCTATACCGGTGGGGAACCGCACCCATTCCTGTCGGAGCCGGACAAGAACGGCCTGTCGCTGAACGATAAGTTCCGCGCGATTCACGACTACTTCGGGCATACGGCTGGAGGCTACGGGTTCGGGCCACGCGGGGAAGAGAACGCCTGGCGCGCACACTCGCAGATGTTCTCGCGCGACGCGCGGAAAGCTATGACGACGGAGACCCGTGGGCAAAATTCCTGGGTCAACTTCGGTCGCCAGAACTACAACCCGGACGGCAGCTACAAAAACATTCCACCGCCGGACCGGCCCTATGCGGTCCAGAAGGTAGCCATTCTCCCAGACGAGTTCGTCGAGATGCGTGAACGCACTGGTGGCATTGCCTTCGCGTCTCCGAACACCCGTAAGACCGCGTTCCCGCACTTGACCGCCAGCGCCAAGCTGTCCGCCCAGTCGGCGGCAGATAAACTCCTCGGCTCCGCGCAGGCTGAAGCGCTCCGCCTCCAGCGCGCAGGATGGGACGAAGACGAAGTCGAAGACGCCCTGAAAATTCACATGGGCGAGCTGAGCGACGCTGATATCACGCGCATTGCCAACACCGAAGTCAACGAGTCGTTTTCGATGGGCCGCGTCGCCGCTGGGAAAGAGTTCCAGGACGAAATCGAGTATGCCGTCTACAGCGCCATCCTCGATAACTCGGTGTGCAAGGTGTGCGAGGACTTGGACGGTAAGGAGTTCGAAGTCGACAGCGACGACTACGAAGAGAACATGCCGCCGAATCCGAACTGCGAAGGCGGGGACAATTGCCGGTGCGCGTATATCTACGTGCTGAAGACGCCAGACGAGGATGACGACGTTGAAGCTAGCGACGCAGTGCGCATGGGGGATTGGGACGAAGACCTGCACCCGCGTGACGATGCAGGGAAGTTCACATTTGTCTCTGGCGGCGGCGCATCCAGCAGCAGTGGCAAAACCGACGCGGAAAAAGAAGCCGACAAGCAACGAGAAGAAGCGAAACAACAACACTACGCCAAGCAACACGAGGAGTTTGACCGCCTGAAGGGCAACTGGGCACGAATCAACAACGATTTGCTGGACAACATCCATGAGCCGGACTCGCCAGCGGCCCAAGAGAAGATGAGCCAGCTCCAGGATTTAGTGAAGCAAATGGCGCGTCTCGATGCCGACCCTGGCGGGCTGGAAGGTATCGGCTTACCTGGTGGCGCGCGGGACGTGGTCATCGTCGGCACTGGGCCTGGGGGAATGGCAGCGGCAATCAACAGCAGCTACGACGGGCTCGATACCTTGGTGATTGACGCGGATGAACATCCCGGCGGGCAATCGAAGTATTCGAGCCGCGTGGAAAACTACCCTGGGTTCCCGATTGGTGTCACCGGAGCCGACCTCGCTAAAAACATGCACGAGCAGGCGACGCGTCTCGGAGCCGAAAGCAAACTGGGCGTGAAAGTGGTGAGTCTGACCGTGGACCCGAAGACCCAGCTGAAGACGCTCACGTTGTCGAACGGCGAAAAGATCGAGGCCCGGTCAGTAGTGATTGCGGGTGGCGTGGAGGCGCGCGCGGTGGCCTTCCCTGGGCATGACGCCAAAGACATCTTCTATCTGGACCCCGTGAAGCTGAAGGCCGAAGCGGTCGGTGGCAAACCGACGGTCGTGGTGGGCGGCTCGAACGGCGCGGCGCAGGCCGCGCTAAGTGTGGCCAAAGAAGACGGCGACGTTTACGTGGTCAGCCGGTCGCCGATTGAAAAGAGCATGAGCGACAACCAAATCACGGCGCTGCGAAGCAATCCGAAGATTCATATTTTCCAGGACGAAATTCACTCGGTGGAAAAAGATTCGGATGGGAATACCCAGGCCGTCGTGCTGAAGAGCGGTAAACGGCTGGACGCGTCTGGCGTCGGCATGTTCATCGGCGGGGCTCCGAAAGTGGATTGGCTGCCGAAAGAAATTCAGCTCACCAATGGCAAGGTGCACACGACCAAGGATATGGAAACCAACATCCCTGGCGTGTTCGCGGTCGGTGACGTTCGTCACGAAGGTGGTGGCCGCATCGGGGTCGCGGTCGGTGACGGTCAGATCGCCGCCCGCAACGTGTCGGGATATTTCAGTAAGTTGAAGGCTGAGCAAGGCGGCGGCAAGGGCACCAGTCACATTCAGCAGCACCACATGAAGCCGGGTGACCCTGATGCCAAGTAAGAGGCAGCACCTGGCCGAATGGGACGCCCTGGTCGACCGACTCTTTGCACTCGATAGAGAATACCCATACCTCGGCCAAATGATTGACGCCGACGCCGAGACGGGCGACGAAGAGCGTGAGTTATACGAGGGACAACCACGGGAGGATGATGGGCGCTTCGGCACCGGGAAAGAATCACCGGAACCTACGGGCCATGCCAGCGAATTTGCCGGGCTGCTGAAATCCATCAGCAAGCCAGACGCAGGGTTTACCTATCATGCGGTGAGTCACCGCCAGCCGAAGACGGGCTATGCGCTGTCGATTTACAAGAGCCGTGAACAGCTCCACACGGCCAAGTCGATCACTCCAGCGGACCTGGCCCGCTACGTGCGTAAGAACAGCGACCTGTTGGCGAAGGGGGATCACTACCTCGGGGCCTGGCACAATCCGAAAGATGATAAAGTCTATTTGGACGTCTCGCGGGTGGTGCGCACCGCGCAGGAGGCTGAACGCCTCGGGCGCGACCATAACCAAGAAGCCTACTTCGACCTGCACCGTGGGAAGTCCGTAGAAATTTCGAAGCGCAAGCATTCAGACTATGGCCACCAAACCTCGCCTGTATCTCACCGGCCCAGCGGAGGGCAAACCGACGTTGGAGGATATCCTGGCGCTCTTCCGCAAACTGTCCGGTCGGGAGCCGACGCCGGAGGAAATCGACGCAGCGAAGGCCGAGCTGGAGAAGTAAGCCTCGGCGACTGGGACGAAAGTCTCCACCCGCGCGAAGACGACGGCAAATTCACCACGGCTGCTGGCGGTGGTGCCCCCACCGCCGAGCCCCCACCGAAACCTGCGCCCAGCAAGTCCGACGGCACCGACTCCCGGAAGGCCCCCACAGAGAGTGGCGCGTCCGACGATGGTCGTGGCACCCAGACTTACGAGTCTCGCCTACACGACGCCGAGCAGTCCATTCGATTCGAGCCCATGGAGCATGCCGTCGTCCTGAAAGCCGACGGGACCAAAGTCGCCACGCTCACCAACAATGCCAGGGACTACGTCATCCTGGATAAAGACGAACAGGGGAACACGGTCGACCTGGCCAATGCGGTGCTCACACATAATCACCCAGCAGGGTATGGGTTGAGTGTCGACGACGGCATCACAGCGGCCACGCGGAACCTCGCCGAAATGCGCGCGGTGACCAAAGCCCACGGCACCTTCAGTATCAAACGGCAGGGTGCAACCTGGCCGGAGGATTTCAAAACACGGTTGGAAGTCGCTGACATTCAACAGCGCGCGGAGTTTACCGACGAAATTCTCAAAGGCACCATCTCGGTCAAAGACGCCAATGACCGCCACCATGACGAAGTCTACAAGAAGGTAGCCAAGCCTGGGGACGTGATTTACACCCACACACCAAACACACCATGAAGGACTTGGAACTGCTCATCGACGACCGGGAATTTCGAACACCCATTTACAAGGCGGAAGACTTCGCCATGGGCGACTTTGACCCGGACCTGCACCCACGCGACGACGATGGGAAATTCACCACGAGCGGTGGTGGTGGGAGCGCAGCGACACCGAAAGGCGCGAAGAGTGAGCCGAGTCTGCTTGATAAATTCGACCGCATCAGGATGCAGCAGAAGATCAAAGACGCATTTGACAGGCTAGAGGCCGAGGCGCAGCGCAATGGTGACGAATCATTCGTCTTTACACCAGACGTGGAAAAGGAGCTGCCTGAAATCACCACGGCTCGGGCAACGCGGAAAAGTTATTTGGAACATGTTGCCGAGGAAGTAGCCGCTGTCCATGCGCAGGCGAAGAAAGACCCATCGTCCCCTGTGTTTTTCCACGGGACGTCGACCGAGGCGCTGTCCCACATCATGAAGGAAGGACTCGTGCCTGCGAAAGGGCATGGAGCCGACCAATGGGCTGGGAATGGTTTCAAAGAAGACTACCAAATTGCCGGACGCAACGCGTCGGTCTTCATGACGAAGGACGAGAATTTCGCCAAGATGTTCGCACGCGCAGCGGCTGAGGTGACACGGTCAGAACCGGTCGTGCTCAAGGTGACGCTACCACCCAAGGTGGTGAAGTCTCTGGCCCCGGACGAAGCGTCTCCAGCTGTGGCCTCCTGGCGTTACGAAGGTATCATCCATCCGGACTGGATTAGTAAAGAGCCGATCTACCCTGGCGGCGGTCCAACGCCATCCCGTTCTGCGGCGCTGGGGTTTGCGGACGCAGGCGACCATTCCTACTATGTCGTGATACTGGTGAAGTCCGCCGCTACGGCCATGGGCGACTGGGACGAAGACCTCCACCCACGTGCCGACGACGGGAAGTTCACGTCTGGATTGGGTGGCCCAGACACACATGGGAAATCACCGATTGACAATTCCGACAAGCGCGACCAGAAGTATGACCCAGATGACGTCGATAAGCGCTACGCTCAAATGCAGAGCGCGAGACAGGAAATTGCGACGGCACTCGGTCATGTTGGGATTGACAATGTGCAGGTTGCCGATATGCCAACAACCGTTCGCACCGCGCACGTCGCGGCGAATGTCCTCAAAGAGATGAAGGACAAAGGGTATAGGCTGCCAGACTCCGTCAATATTGAAGGTGATTCTGGGGATGATGGAGAGACGGTCCCGAGTGGCGTCACCGTGTCAGACAACCCGAAGTATGGCACCAGCAACCAAGCGCTGACCATCAAAATTCCAACGGCACTCCCTCCTGACGCTGATTTAGACCGGGCCGTCGCAGTGGCGTATGGTGGGAAAATTCCTGGGACGAAGATTGATAAGTATTCGGCCCACAACATGCGGGACGTGGTAATACACGAGATGGGCCATGTGCAACATGGCTTTATCTCCTATCCTCAAGCAGTCATTCACGATGCACAGGTCGCCTTTAAGGCAACGGGCGACACGGAAGATCAAGTAATCGACAAAATCCTGTCGGCTGCCCGCAGCGTCAGCGGCTATGCGGAACATCATCCACAAGAATTTGTGGCAGAAGCCTTCACCCGCATGTATCGCGGCGAAAAGCTGACCCCTGAAGCTATGAAACTCTACAAAGCAATGAAAGGTCCGGCCATCCAATGAGTCTGCCCTGGCCAAAGTGGTCGACCGAAGAATGGGAGCGCCGCCTTCGGTGGGGCGGTAAAGACGAGGGCTTTCCGTCGCGCGGCGCTGTCGGCCTGGCGGATTGGGACGAGAACCTCCACCCCCGCGATGACTTGGGAAAGTTCGCGCCACTCGCTGGCGGAGGCGTGGGTGAAGGCAGTCACGGCGGTGACAAGGTCGGCGAAACGACTGCGTATAAACGTCCACCGGTTATCAAAGTCAAGACCGTTGAGGAAGCGGTAGAGCGCATTCTCAAAGGCGAGACCATTGAAATGGAAGACGTGCGGTCGGTGCACACGGTCCTCAGCAAGCTGGCGGGGATTGCCCAGGAAGCCAAGGCCCTTGGGAAGGATGCGCCGAAATACGATTTGTGCCAGGTCTCCGTGCCAGGCACCAACCTGTTTTGCGGGTCGGCCCTGCACACGACGGCCTACCCCGAAGGTATCCCGCGCATTGCGATGCCCCAACTGGGTGGCAATCCGGTGCCTGGGTCGAAAGCCGATAAGCTGCCGCGCACGCCCTGGGACCCGAACGAAGTCAATGCGGCCGACGCCTTCAAGCAGCATCTGAAAGATATCGGGCTCAAGTTCACCGACGAACAGGCTCCCGCTGCGGCCTTGAAAGCGAGCCAGCACGAGCTAGACGGGCCGAAGGTCGCGGCCATGATGCTCGACAAGCGGTTCGACCTCGTTAGGAATCCGCTGTTTATTTCCCGTGACAACTATGTCGTTGACGGGCACCATCGATGGGCAGCAGCGGTCGGACGTGACGCGGGCGAGGGACCCTTCGGCGATTTGAACATGGCAGTCACCCGTATCGACGCGCCGATTTCCGAAGTGCTCCACCTCGCCGAACAGTGGAGCATTGAATTTGGTATCCAGCAGAAATCCGTGCCGACGGCGAAAGCAACCAAATGAGTCTGACCACCGACCCAAACGACCCTCGCCTCATTCACGGCGCTGATCTGGAACCAAAGGGGATGAACAGCGTCTACCTAGTCCTGCCAGAGGAAGAGCGCGGGAAAGGGTTCGTGCGGCCGGTGCGTCGGACCTATGTGCACACGGCCTGTAAGTCGGCGACGACGATGGGCCAAGCATTGGCCGAGACCTACGCCCGCGACCCCACATTCTACGGCGCGACGTTCTGCTACACCTGCCAGATGCACCGCCCAGTTGGGGAGTTTGTTTGGGAGGGGACGACGGAAACGGTTGGGTCATAATGAAGATTCAGAACGACCTGCTCCAAGGCTTCGGGTTTTTCTGCGAGATGGGGATTCGTCGCATGGCGAACCCACCCGTGGCCGCGCCCAACGACCCCTTTGTGCCTGGTGACTGGTTTCAGCTGGCGAAGACCGGAACCTTCCACTCTCCCGTCTACGGAGAGATTTCGATTTCGCCAGACGACCTGGTGACCATGTATCGCAACTTCAAAACCAAAACCCCATTGGCTCCGACGCAGCTACCGATTGACTATGACCATCTGAGCGACGAGCCGCAAAAGCCCGAAGACGGCAAAGCGGCCGGGTGGGTGCAAGACCTCCAGCTGCGCAACCAGGGGAACACGTTGTGGTGCCTGCCGAAGTGGACGCGACGAGCGGCCACCATGATTTTCAACGGTGAATATCGGTTCGTAAGTCCTTATTTCCTGGTCGATTATCTGGACAAGGTCTCCGGCCAGAAGATTGGGCCGACGCTCAAAGCGGTCGCAGTGACCAACCGTCCCTTCCTCGAAGGGATGCAACCAATACCCGCGCCGTCGATTGCCGCCAGCGAGCCGCGCCCCGCCGGGTGGGGTAGCCCCAGGCTCTTCGTTCCTAACACGGAACAAAAGGGCTTACGTTCGCGCGAGAAACGCGCTAGCGTAGTTGGAGTCGCTCGTGATGTGGCGTGTTCGTCGTGCGGGGCACCAGCGGCTGTCGTTGGTATCCATCGGAAATTCAGCGAAGGAAGCCGCCGCCTCGACTGCCCGCGTTGCGGGTCCCCAGTCCGCTTCTCGGCCTGACCTACCTGACTTCGACCCGAAGACCGATTTTAATTTTTCTTGAGGAGGAGTCACATGGCCGAGCACACGGCTCTTGCGCTGGATGATCCGCAAGCACCGCCGCCACCACAGCAACAACAGGCAGGTCCAGCCATCACGTGTCCGCATTGCGGGGCACCCGTGAAATACGCAGCGGTGGACGTTATTCCGCCACACAACGACACCGACGCCACCTTGAACAAGCCTCCGATGCCCGATCCGAACCTGGACGAAGGCGGCGCACCGGACGCGGTGGAGGCTTGCGGCGACAAGATGAACGAAGAAGCGGCATTGGACGACGATGCCTCGCTCTTCGAAAAGTCAACCGGCGAAAGCGACCCGAGTATCGAGCATGTGATCGATAAGACTCAGGGCGTTGAAGCGTCGGACGACGCAGCGCTGGAAGACAGCGTGGAGGCCGACGAAGCGGCGTTGGGCGATGCCCCGACGGTCGACATGGCTCCCCAGGGCAAGGCCAAATCGCTGTCGGCCACCCCCAGGGCCGGGTCGTCACCGACGTCGGCACAGAAAATGTCCGACGCCACCATGAAAGAATTGCGCGAACTGCGCGAAGCGACCGCCCGGCTCGAAAAGCGCAACGCGCTGAACGAGCGCAACGAGCAGATTCGCAAGGGCCGCGCACTTCTCCAGCGTGGGCTGCACGAAGGCAAGCTGACGCCGAAGATGTTGGGCACGCCCCAGAAGCCGACCCACACCCGTCGTTTCGCTATGCGCGACCCTGCGGGGTTTGCGTCGTGGCTGGCGAAGGAAGCCCCGATTGTCGTGGAGTTCCGCGAGCGCGGCACGGCCAAGGAAGTCGAGAACGCGGGCGCGTTCCAGCTCTCGGAGAATATCGACAAACTCGCACGCGAGAAGATGAAGGCCGACGACAGTCTCGATTACAAGTCGGCCACCATGCGCGTCCTCAGCGAGAACCCTCGCCTCCAGAACGACTACGACCATGAGATGAGTCAAAACGGGCCGCGCGAAATCAAGGCCACCTCGCTCCGGACCGGCGTTCGCTAACGCCTTCGACCCGACCTGACAAACCATCTTAGCGGTCTGGCGTCGGCAGGTCCCGACGCTGGCCGCTGTTTGTTAAACGGAGGCGTAAGCAAATGGCTGCTGCTCAGGCTCCTGCACATCCAGTTCTCGATTTCTCGTTCAACTACGGCGCAGCGGCGTCGTCCAGCGCGTTCGGTCCGCAGGGCACCTTCCAGTATTGCGCCGTGAAAGCGACGCCGAATGACTTGGAAGTGGCTCCCTCGTCGAGCTTCGGCGTCACGATTGCCGTCAACACGGCGTGCATCGGTATCCTTCAGAACCAGCCGACGCTCAACGGCGCGGCCGTGGTCCGCATGCTGGGCATCAGCAAGTTGGTGGTGGACGGCAGCGGCACGGCGATTACTCCTGGGATGTGGCTCCGGTGCGACAACCAAGGACGTGGCGTGGCTATCGGCGCGGCGTCGTCGAGTTCAGCGGCGTTCGCTCTGGCGCTCCAGGGCAGCGCAGCGGCGAGCGACATTATCTCGGCGTTCGTATTGCCCCTTTCGTTCGGTTTCTGACCTGCCGGACCTGACCCGACCTCAGACCGTCCCGCACCTCAGCTAACAGCGTCCTAGCGACGCTGCGATGAGTGGCCTGGCCTAGTGCTGGCCACTGTCTGTCGGTGGAACTGCGGATGGTGGCGCTGATTTTGGAGTCAGTAAATTGCCTCTTATTTCACAAGTCAAAATTGACCTAATGCTGACCAACATCAGCATTCAGTTCAAGAACCCCGGCTACATTGCCGAGGATGTGATGCCGATAATTCCGGTGAAGCTGGAAACCTCGAAATACTTCACCTACGACAAGTCGCGGTTCGACGCGCCTCCGGCGCTGCGTGCAGAGCGGGCGCAGTATGCCCGTGTCGACTGGGCGGTGACCACCAACACGTATTCGGCGCAGGAATACGGCTTGGAGTTACTGATCGATGACCGTGAACGCCAGAACGCGATTGAGCCGTTGAGCCTCGATATCGACACGACCGAAATCCTCACGGACATGGTCCTGAACGACCGTGAAGTGCGGGTCAAGAACGTGGTGATGGCGGCGGCAAACTACACGCACAGCAACACGACCGCGCTGACTGGGTTGGCCACCGCGTGGGACCAGTTCGCTACGTCGGACCCGATTACGGCGATTGCCGTGACCGGGCGTGAAGTCATTCGTGCCAACACAGGCGTGTATCCAAACACGCTGATCCTCGGCGCGAAGGTCTTCAGCGTGCTGAAGCAGCACCCGCTGATTATCGACCGTCTGAAATACAACCCTCCGGGCGGCACCGCGCGCGGCTCGCTGGGGGCGTTGGCCGACCTGTTCGAGGTGGACCGGGTCCTGGTGGGCCTGCCCCTCTATCGGTCGTCGAACGAAAACCAGACGGACGTGCTGACCGACATTTGGGGCAACAACGCGTTGCTGGCGTGGATCAACCCGCGTCCGGCAATCAAGCAGCCGACGCTGTCCTACATGTTCCAGAGCCGTCCGCGCCAGGTCTACAAGTATCGTGACGATTTCCGGGCCAGCGACGTTGTCCGCTGTTCGGAAGTCACCGCCGAAGCGATGATTGCGGACCAGTGCGGCTACCTGTGGACCGGCGCAGTCACGTAATTCTGACCTGACGCACTTGAACTGACGGCCGCACCTCCTGACCGCCATGGTGGCGGGACGGGATGACTGGTTCTACGCGGCCTTCACTTTCATCAGTCCAGGAGTAGACACATGGCCGGATATGACAGGCTCCTACCGGGCCGCAAGGTCGTCAGCGAAATCATTTCGGACGGTGGCTCGTTTGTCACCGGCACGACCGGGTGGACGTCGCGCTTCATGGTGCCTCGCTACAACAGCTGGGCCACCCCGCTACCGCCGTCGTCGAGCGTGCGCGTCATGCTGCCGACGCCGAGCACGTCGAGCGGGGCGATTACGATCACAGCATCGTCGCAGTTGGTCGCCCAGCCGGATTACCCTCGGGCGGTCAAGATTGCGGCCACTACCTCACAGGTCGGGACGGGCAACGTCATCGTCACCGGCACCAACCAATTCGGCGAGACCGTGTCGGACACCATTAGCCTGGGGTCGGGCAGTTCGGTGATTGACGGCGTGGTGGCCTTCAAGACCATTACGTCGGTGGTCTTGCCTGCGTCGACCAGCATGAGCACGGCGACCGCCGTCGGTGGCCCCGTCATTACGATTGGGTTGTCGAACATCTTCGGGCTGGACCGGTCCAACGTGTCGGCCACCGCCATTATTCGTGGCGTGAAGAACGGCACAGTCGAATCCACGGCTCCGATTCTGGGAGCGGGTAGTTCCTCGTCCTTCCTGGCAGTCGCCGGAGCCACGTCGGTGACCCGCGCGACGGCACAGTTCGCCAGTGCGGCGACGAGTTCGGCGGGCGCACTCATGGAGATTTACTACTTCGCGGCCGACCCGACCCACGCATAACACGGGGGTCTGAATGTCTGACCATTACTGCACGATTTCGGACGTCAATAGCTACGTTCCCCAATCGGCATTCACGTCGACAACCGTGCCGACGCAGGCGATGGTGCAGAGCTTCATTTCTCAGGTGGCGAACCAGATTGACCTGACGCTCAAGAATCTGGGGTATACGACCCCGGTTGTGCAAGGGCCAATGTCGCTAATCGAGTTGCGCAAGGCCAACGCCTGGGGGGCGTTGGGCTTGGCGCAGCAGTCGCGTATCACGGCTATCGCGCCAGACCAGGCTATCGGCCTGAGTGTCTGGACGAAGATGTTCAACACCTGGTTCGACGCGTTGGGGGACCCCAGGAATCCCTTCGAGTTGGCCGATGCCCCACGCACGGGCCAGGCGGTGATCAAGCCGGTCGGGGAAGTGATGGCCGACCCGACGACCATGAGCGTCGACATTGGGCTGTCGTCTGATCCGTCGGATTATCTGACCGCGCCGATTTTCTACATGGGTCAGAAGTTCTGATGGCGCAGAAAGTGGCATTCCAGTATTCGGTGGCCCTGCCGGGGCAAGCCGAATATATCCGGGCCATTTCGCGGTTCGCGGACGAAATCGAAGACTGGAAGCCGTTCTGGGACGATTGGTTTCGAGATGCCTGGGTGCGGCACGTTCAGGTGCACTACGAGACCCAAGGCCGGTCGACGGGCGACACCTGGAAGCCGTTGTCGGAAGCCTACGGGACCTGGAAGCAAAAGCATTGGCCGGGCCTGCCGGTCGGCGTGTTGTCGGGCGCGTTACGCGAGTCGTTGACGTTCCCTGATGACACGAATGCGATCTGGGAATCGAAGAAGGACAGCCTGGAAGTCGGCACGGCGGTGCCGTATGCCATGTATCAGCAGTTGGGCACGGCGCGGTCTGGTGCGGCCAGCGGGCTGAAAGAGTATCGCGGTTATCGCTACGGCGCGGGCTTCGGAACGCCTGCGCGACCCCCGCTGCGAATCAACAACGAATTTTCCATGTTGATGGGGCGGATGCTTCAGGAATACGCGGTGAAGTTCATTCGCGGGCAGCTGTGACGTGCTATGCCAGTGATTCTCGGCGACATGGACGACGTCAAGCGGGACCTCTCGGGGTTGCTGCGCAGTCCGGCGTTTCGACAACAGATGACCCGCGTGGTGAACAAGCAGCAGGACGGGTTTCTACCGTTACTGCCAGCGGCAATCTACCAGGAGGAGCGGTTGTCCCACCTGGTGTTCCCGATGGCGGAACTGATTGGGTATCACAGCACGTTTGTCGAGCAGGACATTGTGAAATACACCCAGCACGACGTCGGTGTGCGGTGGACGGCGGTCGCCAAAGACGAGCACACGGTTACACGGTTAATCGAGGTGCTGACCCGGACCACGGTGGATTTGCTCTGGGGCGCGATTCTGCCGCGCGTGCACTCGGGACCCATTCTGGTGAAGGAAGTGGACTATTCGCCGTTAGTCCCAGCGGTGGAACACCCGTATTTGAAGTCGTCGCTGGTGATGGTCACCGTGCAGACCTGGAGAGACTAGCGTGGGGACGATACCAACCAACACGCTAATCACGATTCTCGACAGCCTGGCGTCGGGGAAGTTGATTTTCGACAACGCGGTTGGCGTGCTGGGCACCGAATCGAACACCGTGTCGAAAGCGGCGTTGAATGACACCGTGACCTTGGCGGCGATTGCGGATGCCGAAGTGCTCTCCGACCTGATGCCGTCGTTCAAAATGCGCGACGACACGTTGTTGGCCTCGGGCCTCTATGCGGCGCTGGGGGCGGCAGATATCTGGTGGGCGCTCGATAAACACGTCGCTAATTCGAGTCAGGTCGGCGTCATCAATCTCGACACTTACATGCAAGTGAACAATATCCGGGCGAGCACGCACGTGCAGCAAATGGGGTTTCCCCTGGCTCCGGAACAAGTCATGTCTCCGGCGGTCGACCCGATGGCGACCTACACGGTGACGGGCAGCGGGTCGGGCACCTACGCGCACGTGGCGGACATTGACACGACGCAGTATGGGCGGGCCTGGTTGCAAGCCGTGGTGACCGCCACGATTGGCACGATTCCGATTACCGCGACGATCAACGGGCTGCAATTCGACGCGACGTCGCCGACGATTAAGCAAATCACGATTTCGGCGAACAGCTCAGTGGGCACCACGGTGAACATTGGCGTGATGGGCGTGCAAGGGGATAGCTACGGGCAAGTGACCAGTATCCAAATCTCCGGCGGCACGAGTGGCGACGCGTTCAAAGTGCGCAGCCGCGTGGAGCGCACGATTTCCGCAGTTTCTTAACAGAGGAGTAGACATGGCAACCCTGACCGTAACCCCAATCACGATGGCTCCAGCCTCAGTGGCAGGCTTCACGTTGACCACCGCCCCGTCGTCGAGCACGGGCGACAAGTGGCAGAACACGGGCCGTGAAATTCTCGTGATTCAGGCATCGACCAGCCAGACCGGCGTGGCCGTGAACACTCTCGTGACGGTCGTGGCCCAGGTCGTGGACAACTTCGGCGGCTTGGCGAGTATCCACAACCTGTCGCTCATGATTCCGAGCAGCAGCTTCGGCCTGACGGCGGTCGGCCCGTTTCCGCCGAGCCTGTTCAACGACGCCAACGGGTTCTGCAACGTGACCTACAGCAGCAGCAACGGCGGCACCCTGACCACGGGAGCCAACGTCAACGTCGGCGTCTTCAGCGTCTCGGCCCGGTCGTAACACGTTTTCGTTCGGAGGAGATTTTCAGATGGCAAAAACGCAACCCAAAGCAGCGCCAGCGGCGGCGAAGACGATCACCGTGCGCGTGCGCGAAGGCCAGGTGCTCGCGCGCCACGGCGTAATTTACGCGAGCGGCACCACCGTCGAACTGGAACCTGCGATTGCCGACGAGCCTGCCGTGAAGGCGCTCGTGGAAGTCGTCGGTGGGGACGACGCAGTGGAAGAACCGCAGACCCCGAAGGCGGATTCTTACTCCGACAACACCGTCGACCCGATCAAGTAACTGACCTGAGCGCCCAAACACTGGATTACAGGAGTAACGCATCATGGCACAGGTCGCGTCCAACATTCTTGCCGGGCCAGCGCGCGTGTTCGTCGGCGCGTTCGGCACGGCCGTGGCACCGGTAAGCGGGGCACCTCCGGTGCTGTTCCAACACACGGCGGGAGTGCCGTCTGGTCTCCAGACCGGCTTCACCGAAGTCGGCTTCACCACCGGGCCGTCCACCTTCGACTACAAAGCGACGAAGGAAGAGCTGATGCCCGAACAGTCGCTGATCGGGGTCGACGTCTTCACGACGGAAGAGATGGCCCAGATTGTCTTCACGGCGTATGAGCGCACGTTTATTGTGCTCAAGACGGCCTTCGACAACGTCGGCTCCCAGTCGGACGCCACCGGGGACCTCTACTACGGCGGCAACGGCACCAGCATTCTGGCTCCGTCATTCAAGCTGGTCTTCATGAGCAGCATTCACCGGGACAACACCGCGAAGTTCTCGTGGGTGTGCATCTACAAAGCCTACAGCATGGACGGCATCAAGCTGCCGTTCGAGAAGACAAAGCCCACGACCTACCAGGTGACGATGAAGGCGTTGGCCGACACGTCACGCACCGTCGGCGACCAAGTATTCCAGGCCAAGAACGAAATCTAACTGACCTGAGCGAGGTGAGAATGTGGCGTTGATTACTGCCAAAGCGCTCAAAGCGCGCGAGCAACCGGAATTTACGATTGACCTCGGGGATGGGATTGAAGTCCGCGCACGACGGCCCGATATGCAGCTCATGTTGTTGCGTGGGCTCATCCCAACCCCACTCTTCAACGGCGTCATGAAAATGGTGGGGCAGTGGGCGGGCAAAGGCACCGAGGCGCTGACGGAAGAAGTGCTTCAGTCCAGTCTCGAACTGCTGTCCTTCGTCAACATCTTCGTCTGTGAAGCCATGGTCGAACCCCGTGTCGTCCCCGACGACGTGCCCATTGACGCCAACGAGAACTGCTTGCATGTGAGCGACCTGACCCTCGCCACCCGCAAGAATATTCTCGTGACCGTGACGATGCGGTCAGCGGCCCCAGAGGTGGCCGCAGCGGCTGAGACCTTTCCTGAAGAGCGACCTGGCGAGGGAAGTAGATCGGATGTGCCGGAGGTATCGCCAGCGGCCGTCTGAAGTCTGTCACATCGTCGACCCAGAAATCGCCTTCGACTTCGACCTCGCCATGGCCACCGTGCACCACTTCGAAGAGCAGACGCGCGCCCAGGCCGTCGCCGAGTCAAATCCCATGCTCGGCCTCTTACTCCTGGCCATGGGCTAACTCACATTTCCAGGTCGTAGATGGCTTCCACCAATCTCACACAATCACTATTACTCCAAATCATCGGTGATTCGAGTGGGGGCGTGGAGTCTCTGAATGAATTTTCAGATGCACTGCAAACCCTCTACACCGAAACCCAGGACAAAGGCGGTCAGCTCTCGCTGCCCTTCGAGCAGGTGCCCGAAGCCGTCAAGAAGGCAGGGGAAACTACCGGGCTGAACTGGCGCACGGCGTGGGACGACGTCACCGCCAAAACTCACAACGCGGTGGCCGACCTGGGACTCACCGTCAAGACCTTCGGCGAGAAGGTGGGCGCGGATATCGTCTCGGGGATAGCCAACCCTGCCCAGTTCGGTCGTGAAGCGCTCAAGGGCGTCCTGGACCTCATGGGACCCATGGGCGTGGGGCTCAGCGTCATTGGCGGCGGTATCTCGGCGGCAGGCGGGGCACTCGGGAAGCTCGCCATAGACGCGGCTGAGGCAGGCGAAGAAATCGAGACCTTCTCCCACATGACCGGCATGGCGGTGGAGAAGATTGGCGCGATCAAAGCGGCGGCGGAAATCGGCGGGTCCAGTCTCGGCGAAATGCAGAGCATTCTGCAACAGCTGACGCGCCGAATGGACGCCACCGGGCCAGCGGCGGACAAATTCGACGCAGCCCTGCGCGACCTCAATATCAACGTCAACGACTTCCGCGCGGCCGACCCCACCGAACGAATCGCCATGATGAGTCGCGGCATGCACGATGCCGCCGGGTCGACCACCCTCATGTCCGACGCGATTGCCCTGATGGGCCGGTCGGGTGCGCAGAACCTGAAGTTCCTGACCAAAGATTTCGACGACTTGATGCAGAAGGGCAAAGACCTCGCGGTGGTCTGGACCGAGGAAGACCTGGCCGCAGGCGAAGAGCTTCAGCAATCCATGGCCACGACCAAGGTCATGTTCGCCAACCTGGCTACGACCATCGGGAAAGAGTTGATTCCGGCGACGACGCTGGCCATCCAAACCTTCAACCGCTTCGTCCAAGCCGTCGTCAATACCGCCCCCGTTCTGGCCCTGGCCATTTCCACGATGTTCGGCCCGTTTGGAATTGCGCTCACGGTGCTCGGGGAGCTGACCATTGCCTTCAGCAAGTGGCGGCAATCGGTCAACAACGCCAAGCTCGAAGCCGAAACCGCCGGAGCCGTCCAGGAATCGTATAACCGCATTCTGGCCGACGCCAAGAAACACCACACCGACCTCGGCGACGCGGTAAAAGAAGCCGCCGAGAAGATGCTGAACATGCGCTACAGCGAGGAGACTGTAGCGAAGCAGACGGGGCTCACCAAAGCCCAGGTCAACCAGCTCAAATCCGCCCTGGACGCGGCCAAAGATTCCGCCCAAGCCTTCGCCGACGTGTGGGATGACATTGTCGCGGCCGAAGCCGACTTCGGAAAGACCGCCAAAGACGTCGACAAATCGGTCAAGGGTCAGGTCGTCCACTATGACGAGCTGGGCATCTCGGTCGAGAAAATTGCCAAGGCCCTGGACCTGACGACCTCCCAAGTCACCGAAATTATCGCCAACGATAAGAAAGCCTCGGACGCAGCCAAGCAGCACAAATCGGCGATTGACGGGCTCGTCGCCAGCTACGACCAACAGAACAAGAAATCCAAGGACACGATTGAAGCCCTGCGAATCGTCATCCAGTCGCAAGACCTCAGCACCGACGAAATCATCAAAGTCAGAGACGAAATCAACAAGCTGGTCAAGCAGCACATTCTGCCGATGAACGACGCGCTGGCCAAGTGGGCAGCGGCGAATCGCAACGTCTTTACGACCCTCCAGCCGATATCGAACAACCTGCCCCAGCTCTCGGTGGCGATTGAAGACCTCCACTGGAACGCCGAAGGACTCACGACCCCCTTCGATGACGCGCGGGAAGCCTTAAAGAACCTGGCCTCGGAGAACCTCTACTTCAACGTCGTCGAGACGGAGACGGGCGCAATTATCGGCGGCACGGTGGTGCCAGTCATCGGCGAATTGGTCAAAGGTGTCGAGGACGCGCACGTGGCGATTAACGAGGCCGCGCGATCCGCGAAGACCTTCGGCGAAGAAATGGAGGCCAACTTCACGAGCGTGATCAAGGAAATCCCGTCCCTGCTGAAGAATGCCTTCACGGGTGGTGGCGGGCTCTCGGGCGCGGGGAAAGCGATTGGCATCAGCGTCGGCACCGCGATTGGGGATTCGATTAGCAGTAAGTTCGGCGAGGCGATTACCGACACCGTCAGCAACGCCATGGGTAAGACGGTAGGCAACATTATCGGCAAGGTCGTGCCCATCATCGGTCCACTGATTGGACTCGGCGTCCAGGCGCTGATGGGTATTGGTAAAGCCAGTAAAGAGGAATTGGCCGGACGCAAAACAGAAGCCGACTTCGAAAAGAAATTCGGCGGCTTCGACAACATGCTCGGGGAAATTTCCAAAGCCTATGCGGACATGGGGCTCTCCGGGAAGAAGGCCGAAGCTGACATTCTGGCGATGTTCGCCGCCGAGAAAGAAGGCGCAGAGGCGACCGAGAAGGCCATCAAGAATATCACTGACGTCATGGATGCCGCCGCTGCCAAAGCCGCCGCTGTGGCAGACGCCCAGTCGCACCTGGCGGACGACGTCAACGCGCGCGTGGCCGCTGGAATTTCAACCCAAGAATCCTACAACATTGCCGCGCAGGGCACCCTCGCTACGTTTGGCATGCTCGTCGAAAAGAACGGCGACGTCATCGGAGCCATCAAGGCGCTCGGCGGTTCGATTGACGTGCTGAAGGAGCAGGAAGACCAGTTCGGTGGAGCCGCAAAAGCCGCCATTGACCAACTCGCTGACGTGAAGGACGCGGTGGTGGCCAACGAGGACATTTACAACGCGGCCTCGGCGAACGTGCAGATGATGAAACACCTGGAGACGGCTGGCCTCGAAACGGCGGAAATGTTCAACGCCTTTGGTGAAGACACGAGCAATCAATTTAACACGCTCGTCCAGCGTGGTGTGAGCGTGAAGACGGCGATGACGACCATGCAACCATCGTTGCAAAGGCTGTGGGAAGAACAACAGAAGTTTGGCGACTTCACGGATGAAGCCACGAATAATCTACTCAAGCAGGCGGAGGAGCAAGGTATCGTCGGCCCGCAAATGGAAGACATTAACAAGCAACTGTTGGATGTGCTCGAAGATATCCGCGACATGTTTGCGAACATTACCGCGAACACGAAGGACTTCTCAGCCGCCATCAACAACATTCCGACCGAGAAACACGTGCGCATTAAGGTGGACACCGAAGGTGGCGTCCCGAGTTTTGCCAATCGTCCGCTGGAACGAGTCACGTCAGCAGGTTTTGCCATGTTACATCCTGGCGACGTGGTTGGTGTGCCAGGGCGCGGGCAACTAAGTGGTGTGGGGGGCGGCGGGAATGTCTACGTGACGGTGCAGGGCAACGTGTGGGCTGCGGACGAACTGGCCGACGTCATCTCACAGCAGATCGCCGACGATTGGATGCAAAGAGGTGGCAGCATGCCACTGGCTAGGACTGGGAACTAAATGTCGGGACGCGTTGCCTGCTTCGCCTCGCCGAGCCACACCGCGCTAAACCCAGCTTTGCCAAGCCACGCCTGCTTTGCTTTGATGGCGTCCCGACTTCAATAGTATGCCTTACGTTCAGAGTAGAAATCAACGCGTTGCAGCCGGGGCCAATGCCTTAGCCTACAGTTCTGCCAACATCGCTACGCATCTCCTTGTAGCGGCGGTCATGCTTGAAAGTGACACGGCGACAGTGACGACGTTGGTTGACAGCCAAGCCAACACCTGGGTCGCCGTCGCGTCGATTCGTCACAGCGCAGGGCAGGCGTTCAGCGTGCAAATGTATTACGCCAAAAATTGCAACGCTGGAGCGAACACTGTCACGATGACCCCGTCGGCGGGCGCGTCGACCTTGGTCATCATGGAATACAGTGGGTATTCCACCACCGCGCCGCTGGCGCAACACAACGAGACGTATCAAACCGGCGGCACGACGGCGACGTCTGCGAACGCCATCACCACAACGGATTCGGAATTACTCGTGGCGGTGGTGGTAGCGAACCGGGTCATTACACCGGGCGTGGGATATACCACCCGCGAAACCACCTTCTTCACCGACTGGGTGTTCGTCGAAGACCGGGTGCTGGGTGCGGCATCAGCTTACAACGCGACGGCCGGGCTCGGGTCGCCGAATCCCAGCTCGATTATCTGCATTGCGACGTTCAAGCTGCCGACCGGCTACACGGCGCTCACTAATCGGTGGCGCATGGCAGCCATGGTCCAGGAAACCCCAGACGCGTTCTGGCGACTTGGGGACCAGACGGGACTGGTGGCGACTGACGACACTCTGAACGGTTACGACGGGACGATCAACGGTGGGGTGACGCTGAAGGTCGACGGGTGGCCGTCGGACGGCGACGACGCCATGACGTTCAACGGGACCACGGGGTATATCGAGGTGCCGGACAACGCGGCGCTGAGCTACATCTCGCGGTTCACGATTATGGCGTCGTTCAAGACGACCTACAACGTGTTCCAGGTCATTGTGAACAAGACGGTGTCGACGTCTGGGTCCGGGTGGTCTCTGGGGCTCAATGCGGACGGCAGCATTCGCACCTGGATTTACAACGGCAACGTGCCGGTGGTGGATACCAATAGTGGGGCGTTCACTTACCGCGATGGCGCGTGGCATCAGGTGATTGTGACCTGGGACGGCACCACCACGGCTAATGGGTTCAACATTTATGTGGACGGCGGGCTCGTAAAGCAGGCCACGGCCGCGAACCTCGTGCCGGGGCAGCCCGCCGTGCCGGTGCGCATCGGCCAATACAGCGACAACACGACGGCACCGTTCAACGGCACCTTAGACGAAATCGCGTTGTATTCCTACACGTTCACCGCTGCGCAGGTGACGCGTATGTATACGGCGCGCACCGCGACCACGAGTCGGCAAGGGCTTATGCAGTCAAAGGCCAGCGTGCTGCGGGCCGATGCGGGGCGGTCGTTCTTTTTCAGTTTTCGGCCCATCGTGATGCTCAACGGGATCGATATCATGGACAACATCCTGAAGCACACGTTGAGCGCCACCGATATTTTGAGTGACCAGCCAGACACCGTGCAGTGCACCGTATTTGTGACGTCCCCGTCGTGCCGGAACGGCTATGCCGACACGGTGTTGGCGGATGGATGTGTGGGGTATTGGCGCTTAGGCGAATTAGTGGGCGTGACCGCGAACGACTCGTGTGAGTTACAACACCCCGGCACCTACGTCGGCGGAGTCCAGCTCGCGCAGGTGAGTCCGTTGAGTGATAACAGCACGGGTGTGATCTTTGACGGCAGCACCGGCTATGTGACGATACCCAATACCACCGTGCTCAATCCGGTGACGGCCATCACGGTTGAAGTCTGGGTGAAATATACGCTGACCGGTTACATGTTTTTTCTATCGAAGACCGATAGCTTTGGTTACAACGGTTACGAGCTGTATGTCAACACGGGGACGGGTCAACTCCGGTGGTCGACCTACAGCTTCGTAGGGTCGCTCGGGTTCGACGTCGCCACCACGGCGAGCTACAACGATGGGAACTGGCATCATGCGGTCGGCACCTTTGACGGAGTGACCCCCAAAATTTATGTGGACGGGGCCTTCGTGGCTCAGACCATCACCAAGAACGACGGCCCGTTGGTGGCCAGCACGTCGGCGCTCTCGTTGGGTGCACGGCTCACGGCCCTACTCCCGTTCGCGGGAAGCCTCGACGAAGTGGCGGTCTACCCGACGGCACTCACGCTGACCCAAATCGCACGTCATTATGCGCTGCGCTTGTCCACCGACGCGCTGAGTGGCTGGATGCCGCAATACGGCAACACGCTGATTCTCGCCGACGGGGCGTCGAACAATCGCTTCTTCGGCGGCACGATTGTCAAAACGCGGAAGCAACCGATCAAAACGCCGGGTGGCGTGCAAGCCAACGTCTTCAAATATGACGTGTGGGCCACCGACTGGACGTGGTTGTTGAACCGGCGCACGGTCAGCAAAACCTACGAAGCGGGGCAGAGCAGCACTCTCGTTGTGCTAGACCTCGTGGCCTCGTATACCACCGGGTTCACGTCGCACGGTGTTCAACCGGGCGGGCCAGTGCTCGACGCGCCCCTCACCTTTCGTGGAGCGAAGGTGGGCACGGCGATTCAGAGCGTGGCGACGGCCACTGCGCCCAATTGGAACTGGTATGTGGACGTCGACATGGACGTGCACTACTTCCTCACCGAAACGTCGCAGCGGCCCGTGGCGCTGGCTCCTGGCGTCTACAACTACAACACCCTGGACTACACGCTGGACCTGACGCAGGTGCGGACCCGCATGATTGTCCTGGGAGGCGGCGGGCGATGCAGCTCACCGACGGCAGCGGGATCGTCGTCTATTCCTGTCGATGAAACCAGTTGGTATTCGGCAACCGGTGGCGAGCTGTTCTCGCCCAGTGAAGGCCAAGTTATCACCTATACGGGCCGGTCAGCCTCGTCTGGCCCTGGCAACATCACGGGCGTGCCGACCTCTGGCGTCGGGTCCATTCTCGATACCTGCCAACAAGGAGAACAACTCAACGTGCGGGTGGTAGTCGACGACGCTGCGGCGCAAGCGGCGTTGGGGTTGTTGGAGCTGGACCAGAACTTCGCGGCCACTGACGGCATTCACGAACAATTTATCAATATCAACAACGGCACGATTGCGCAATGCACGCAGGCGGCGCTCGCGGAATTGTCGGCCTTCAAGACGGCGGTGGTGACGGGTAGCTTGTGGTCGTTGGACCGGCAAATGCGGTCCGGCAAGATTCTCAGTATCAAGCTGCCGGTGCGGGGCATCGTCCTGGACGTCACGATTCAGCAGGTCACGCGCACGTTCTATACCGCCAGCACTTGGCAATTCCAAGTGCAGTTCGGCGCGTTGTGGCGGAACCTCATCCACGTGTTACGACGGTTGCAGCCGACGCAATAGGAGAGAGCCATGGGCACACTCGCACGATCACATTGGACCGACGACGATGGCAGCGGCACCACCGGGTCACTGATTGACGAAGCGGAGCTGCAAAAGATTTACGACAACGTGGACGCGGAAGTGAAGTCGGCGACCTACCCGTTGGTGCAGACCAAGACCGTGATTGACATGGTCATGGCTGCACAAGTGGGCGGGAGCGCAACAACCGGCATTGGCGGCGCGATTACGTCAGCCGGATTTAACAGCCCAGTGGTGATTTCCCGCTGGCGCGATGTAGTGAGGGTCTGAATGGGTGCTCCAACAAGTCTGGTCAATCTCTTCGTGGCGGCTCCCGCGTCCAGTGGTGGAGGAATTACCACTATCTTCACGCACAGCACTAGCCTCAAGAATCCGGATGGATCGTCTGGCTACGGTGGCGTTCTCGACCGATTCGTCATCAGTAACAACGATTCGGCCGCGCACACCATCAAGGTGTATCGCGTTCCGAGTAGTAGTTCCTTTAGCCAACAAAATCTGATTGAGTCGATTCAGTTGGCTGGGGCGTCCACGTCCACGTCGACGTTGGGGTCGACCATTACGACCTATATTTTTGAAGGGCCGCTGTATAGCAAGAGCAGCGACCTCTACCAGTTTCAAATGGTGGAAGCGGCGTCCAGTTCGGTGTGCTGGATTCAAGCCTATTACCACGAGATGAGCTAATGAAATTCCCTCGGGTCTTTTCGGGGCGGCGCGTCAGCAACTTCATTAAATCGGTGCAGAATGGCACGATAACGATGCCGCAATCGGTCACTTCGACGACCGTGACTATCGCTGCGGTGGACATGAATAATACGCTGCTGTTTCAAACGGGGCGACGTTATTCGGACAATGCCGGAGTGCCGTATTTTGCGGATGCCGGTCATTCTGAATTGTATCTGGTGCTAACAAACAGCGTGACGGTGACGCTCAAAACTGGCGGGGGGACGTTTGTCGGGGCCAACGCCTGGATTTACGACTATTCCGTCATCGAGTTTTGGCCCGGCGTCTGGAGCAGTATTCAGCGGGGGGAGAGTGCCATTACAGGGAACGTCAATTCGGTGACGGTGACGCTTGACCATCCTGTCAATCCCAAGCGTGCCATCCTAATGTCGCTGGGAATGACGTCGGCACAGGTGTCTACGGAAGAAATCCGACGGACGATTATTGACGTGACCCTAACGGACCAGAAGACGCTCACCGTTGCGCGCACAATGAACAACGACGGCAACGCGCCGACCTACGTCTCGACGATTAGTTGGCAGTTGGCGGACCCCTAATGGAAGTCTGGGAGTGGATGTGACCGAAGACGAACTGGTCGACGCGACGTTCACCCGCGAAGGGTGGAGCTACGAAGAGCCACCGAAGATTGACCAACCCACAGGGCCGGGGGGCATCACGCTGCCGGTGCTCCAGGGCTATCGCCAGGGCAAGAGCGTGACCCTGGCCGACCTCAAGAAGCTGACGATTGTCGAAGCGCGGGCGGCGGTGAAATGGAAACTCGCGCAGATTTCCGTGCAGCACGGACTCGACCAGATTCTGTTCGCCCCGGTGCGCGTGCAAATGGTCGACTTCTGCTACAACAGTGGAGAGGGCCTGGCAATCCGGTGGCTCCAGCGTGTGCTGAACGTGCCCCGCACGAGCGTCATGGACGCGGCGACCGTCGAAGCGGTGAACGACCCGGCGACCGGCCGGTTTCAAATCATGCTGAACCAAGCCTTGATTGCGGCGCGGCTCCAGATGATTGACCTGGCGACCGACGCGGCAAAGGCCGGGCGCAAAGGTATCGATGCGAAGTTCGAAGAAGGTTTGGAAAATCGCGCACTGACGTTCTCTCTACTTGTTGTGCCGTAAAGGAGATGACACATGGGTCTTATGGATTGGTGGCAGCGACTGTTCTCGGCAACCGGCTATCGCACCTACACGGTGAAGCCCGGCGATACGCTCAGCAGCATTGCGACCAGCTACTACGGGTCGGCCACGGCCTACCCGAAAATCTTCGACGCGAATCGGGACCAGCTGAATGACCCGAACAAAATTCTGCCAGGCCAGGTGCTGAAAATTCCATGAAGTGGGCAGCGCTCCTGGCGCTGACGACGGCGTGTTCGTTCGAATCGACGAGCACGCCGACTCCCCTTGGCCGGGCCATGTTTGGTTTACTCACGTGTAAGACCGTTGATAGCACCTTCAAATGCGAGGACGCGTCCATGGCGGCGGCGATGACGGTGGCCATTCCGATTGTCAAAGGCTCGGAAGTCTGGTTCTGGTCACGGCGGCGGCGCGACGTTGGGAAATCGACGCGGATTTGGGCGAAGGTCACCTTCGTCTCCGCTGACCGGCGCACGGCACGAGTGCGACTTCACCACCCGCGTTGTGTGCACATTCAAACTATCGACATGGAAAGGCTAGAGGCTGTGCAATGAGTCTGATTCCCCGAGCCGACCTCATCCAGGCAGGCGAGTGGCTAGACCAGTTTTACAGAGCTGACGATGGGCTGCAACGACCGGACGGTTTGTGGATTGACGGGCACCCCGACTGGGAAGGCATCGGCGCGTGGCTGCTCGACGTCTACGTGACGCTGCGCGCGAAAGGCGCATCGGACACTGAAGCGAAGCAGGCGATTCGCACTAGCATTCAGAACAGCGACGAATGGCGGACTAAGCACCCTTTTGAGCCCGGCCCGCTGGAACCACGCGGGCCGCTGCCGCCGTTCGACCGCGATACCGCCGACCCGGACACGGGCGCGTCACTCCCGGTGCACACGACGTTCAATGGGACCGCCCCGGCGCGCGAGGATGACGGCTACCACCGCGCGAACCTCTGGGCGGTGACAATTCCTGGCGCACCGTTCGTGGCCGGAGGCGCACGCGGTGACGCGCAGAACCGGCTACTGACTTACCTGGTGGACCGCTATCCGCGCGACTGGCAGGACCGGTGGTTCGAAGCGTATGCGGCGCGTGGCTATCGGCACTTCTGGTTGTCGATTCCCGACTCGCGGGACGGCACGCGGTTGACGCTGTCGGACTACCTGGACCTCACGACGCGCGTGAAAGCCGCTGGCCTCATTCCCTGCCACTTCCTACGCTCGAAGGACTACGACGGCCGCAACCCAGACCCGGAGCACGTGGCTCCGTGGGTCGACGCGCTGCTCAGTATCGATGGGATCACGATGGCCTCACACGCGTGGGAAGCCAGCTTGTGGTATGACCCAGCAGTGCTGCGCTCCACGATTGACCACGACGCGTTGCGATGGCCGTCGGTGCGGTGGGCGGTGCACTTGCAACAGGGCTACGCCGACTTCGGCCCTGGTGGCGACGGGCACGGGCCGACGTTCTGGAAAGCCAATATCAAGGTCGGCGTGAAGACGCTGCTCTACCAATACAAGACCGACCCGGCGTGGAGTGCAGGCATGATGCAGGCGCGCGGGAACGACGTCTCGGTGCGGCTACGTGCGGGTGGGCTCTGGGGCCTGCCGCAAACGGTCGACTGGATTGCGTTTGAAATCATCGCGCAGTGTCAGTTCAACAACCAGCTCGATGGTGACGGCCGATTTGCCAACGAAGATATCGGGGACCTCAAAGGTTACGAGTGTTTATGCACGCCCGGCCCGTTGGCTCCACGGGGCTTTGGCAACGGTGCAAGATATCCCAACGGGGACCCGATATAAGGCGTATACTGAAGGCGGGTTCGAATCCTTCCAGGAGAGACACCGTGGTCATAACCGTTGCTCCTGATGGAGCTACCGCGATTCTGCGCGATGACTCGGTCGTCTCTCTCGGTCCCGCGTTTGCGTGGAGTCCCTCGGTGCAGGCCCGGACGCTCAGCTTAATCAACGGGCAAACGCTTCTCGTGCTCGACACAGCGGCTAACTATCGGGCGGTCAACCAAGCGCTCAATCCAGACGGGGCGTCGGTGCAGCCGGGTGAGATGATTACGCCCGAGGCCGGAGAAGCTAATGGCGAATGACGCTTTCACGCAGCAAGCCCTGGCGAATGACCCGCGTTTCCGCCTACGGATTCTCAATGCGTTGGTGACGGTGGCCTGGCAGGTGCTCAGCGAAGACGGCGGCACCGTGGGACATGCGCAGCGTGCGACCTACGCTCGACAAGTCCTGGGCATGCCGACGACCTTCGCCGCCCAGCTGGCGCTGTCGATTGTCATGCGCCCCAACGTCAACAATTTCACGACCTCTTACGACTTCCACGAAGGGGCCGTCATTTCGTCCACCACCGACGCCGATATCCAGTCGCAGATTTCGACAGACTGGTCCCAGCTCGCAGGCGTCTGACCCGACCCGCCTAACCACCACTCGCGCTTCACCCTAAAGGAGTGAACACATGCTGCATCGACTTCGGTCGTTGTGCGTGCTGGGCGTGTTGGTCGTGGGCCTTTCGGCTTGCGCCAATCACGCGCCCCCAACGTTGTCGCCTCAAGCGGCAGCGGCCTGGTATGGCACGCGCATCATTCAGAACCTCGACCTCCTCCGGGACGTGGTCCAGGATGCCAACAAACAGGTGCCACCGCTGGTCAGCGTCGAGACGGCCCGCAAGGTGACCCTCTACCACCAGTCGGCGATCACTATCGTCCACGACGCCCCCAACGGCTGGAAAGCGGGCGTGCAATCGGGCCTCTCCGAGCTTCAGCACAACCTCCCGTCTAACGAATCGCGGCTGATTGGGCCTTACGTCGCGTTGCTGCAAACCGTTCTCCAGGAGGTGCACTAATGAATCCAGCCATTCTCATGCTTGCGATTCAGGAGACACCGGCCCTGATTGCGGCGTTTCGAAAGTTGTTCGTGAAGGCGAACCCGACGTTGCCCGCGCCCACTGACGAAGAGGTGATTGCGGCGTTCCACTCGGCGTTCCTGTCGAGCCTGGCGAAGGACGCAGCCTGGCTGGCCGCGCACCCCGTCCCTTTGGGCTAAGTCCCAGCAGCGTCGACTACCTGGGCTATTTCTATCCGTCGTTTTGGCCGTAAGTGATTGAGCCCGGTCTGTTAGGTCGACTAACAGCCGGGCTCTTTGACTTTGTCGGACCGCAGCGTTATGCTACGCCGTTCCAAAAAAAAAGCGCGTGACCTCGGGCGAGGAAGTCACGCGCGGCTGAACAGGAGTTGGCGCGGCGGAACTTGGGGAACCCCGCAACCAATCCGGTGACGGCGCAGTATAGCCTACCCCGGAAATCCTTTTCAAGTCCCCCCCCTAACACCTCGCCCCAGGCGCGCGAGCGCGTCGAGGCGCTGAGCCGTCCAGCGCAGGAAATGTCGAGGTCGGCGGAAGCGTCACGCAGCTGGTGCGGCGCGGAGTGTGAGACGACAACCTCACGACACCGTGCTTGCCGACTTGGCCGCGTCGCTTTTGAGACTGCGTGAGGAGCCGACTCGCAGACGGATGTGTCGTGTTGGTGGCCGTGGCCACCGAACTGTGTTGCGTTCAAAGGAGACGACGCCAGCTTTATATTCCAGCATCGAGGGAAGGCTGACGAAGACCAATCCAACCTGACCTGTCCTACTTGATTTCCCCCGGCCGCTTATCAGCGATTTTATGAGCGGGCAAAAAGTTGTCAAGTAGGAGCGCAACGGCGTCGTTGAAACGCGAGACGTGTCGGCTGGCCGACATTTTGGCGAGCGCCCGAAAAAAATTGATAATTGTCGGCGTTGCTTTTTTCGGCGGAGGGGTCTAGCATACGCGGCTGGTTGACACGTCGTTGACCCGAGCGAAGGAGGTGGTTCGTATGAGTCTTCAAGATCGAGCCCAACGTCAGTTCAGTGGAAGCGGCCACTACATTCAAGGCGGGAGTGCGCAGAGCGCACAGCTCGACCCACAGAAGTCTCCGTCCCCGATTAGTCTGTCGCCGCGCGATCTATTCGCCATTGTCGATGGCGAGTTGGTAAACGTGCTGGGCACGACCGACATTCCGGGCATGTCCCCGGCCTATTGGTGCAGTGACAACAACACGGGCGCGAGCGCAGCGGTGTCAGCGCGCGAAGCGGCCGTCTTCACGACGGCGCAGCAGGCGTTGCAGTTCCTGGAGCAGCAGCGACGGCAGCCCGGTCAGTCGATTCGGTAGTATGATGCGATGCGTGGCGTCTGCTCACGGGGTGACAGCCGTGAGCAGACGCGGCGGGAGGAGTTGACCTGATGTTTGAACGGACCACGAGTAAGGTGCAAGAAGACCACTGTTTCGAATGCGGCAAGCCGTGGATGGCGATTACGTTCACCAGCTACGGGGCCGCGATCCGGCGGTGCTATCACTGCTGGCTGAAGGTCTACAAGCGACGCACGGCCTAACGTCGGAGGCGCTCCGTGATCGCCGACGCCGGTGAAGCAAGGACCAGACGCTGAAGAGGCATGGCGCGATGTTGGCCGAAGCTGCTTTGGACTTACCTACCCTTCGTGACGGTCAACGTGACGGTTTGCGTCATCGGCGTCTCTTCTCCCATAATTTCTATGCAGCCCAGTCGACGACGCGTGGGTCTCGGGCCATGGCCCGTTCCAGGCCCCGCTGATACGAGTCGAGCGCCGTGCGCTTCGCCTCGTCCATGGCGGGCGTCCATTCCAGGGCCTGATACCTGGCCCATGCCCACGCAGCCTCTTCCTCGATAATCGTGAGCCGCATCCACTGCGCCTCGCTGGTGGCGCGGTCCTTCTCTTGATACAGGTGGCCGTTCGGCGCGACGATATGCCCCATTTCGTGCAGTGTGATGGCATAGGTCGCGTCGTCGGTCACCGGTTCGGTGAAGATCGTTCGCAACTTCGGGAGCGACGTGCCTCGTGAATGTTTCGACGCCTGCCACAGTTCATCGTGGCCGAAGGCGAGGGCCAGCAAGCGGAGCTGCGCCCTGGTGGCGAGGTGAATCTTGAATCCCTTCGCCAGGTCGTTGACGTGGGCGATCTTGTCTTGGATCGTCATTACAGCTCCTTCGACAGCTGATATTCTGCTGCGCGCAGGATGACGCCGAACAGCAGGTCGCCAATGCGGTGCAGCATGCCGGGAATCACCACGGCGTTGGGATTCCATTCGGACTCCAGCACCGCGCCGAGCCCGAAGTAGCCCTTCAGAATTTTTCGGTTCTCGCCGGAGCCGTGGAAAAATTCTCCGTCGTAGTCGTATTTCGGTCCGCCCTGCGCGTCCAGGTCGATCCCGAAAGATTTGAGCACGTCGGCGGAGTGCTCGTAGCCAATCAGCGTGTAGAGCTGCGCAATGTCAGCGACCTCGTGCGTCAGATTCCGGCGCGGCACCACCGACGTCGCCGCCAACACGCCTTTCTGATCGTGGTGTCCCCCGTTGATGACTTTCCACCCGTTGACCCCGCTAATGAGACGGCCACTGTGCAACGCGCGGAAGTAGTCCGCACGCGACGCAGCCAGGTCGCCCTGGTAGTCGACCAGGTTGGTGGTTGGGTCCCGGAACACGCGGTAGTCCTTCCCGTTGTTGAGCACCGTGGACGCCGGATTGCGCACGGCGTCTTCCGGGTAGTGCGTGAGCACGCGGTAGTCGGTGTCCACCCCTTGGTCGATGAACTTGTGCATTTGCGCCAGCATTTCCGCCGTCGAGTTGCCGAGCCCGACGAAGAGCAGTCGCTTCCGGCGCAGCTGCTCCGCCGTCAGAATCTGCTGCCAACGCACGCCCAGCTTGCTGCCGTTCGTGGTCTTCATACGTCGCGGGTCAACGTCCGCCGGTTTCCCCACGCCCATGCAGTTAATGACGATGGGGTAGGTGGACGGCGTTGCCCCTCCGGTGAACAAGATTTGATGGGCGAACGGTTTCGGCGTGACCCCGTTGAGCGCCGCTTTGCTGGGAGTCTGGGCCATGCTGTCGACAAATGTGCGCACCGACGCGCCGTCCCCCGGCGCGGCCTTCAGCGTGGCCACGTTGAGAAAGGTCAGCTCGCGCGGGTTATTGCGGCTGCCTTTGTAGACGTTCTCTTGCGTCCAGATGCCCTTCGATGTGCCCTGCCGGTCGTAGAGGGTCAGGTTGTTGAAGCCCAGGACCCGCAAGCCGTAATGCACCATAGCCCCGGCCGGACCGTTGCCGATCACGCAAATCGGGGTCGAATGAATGTTGGGGATTCCCAACAACGGCGTGCCAGCGCCGACCAGGTTGGTGAGCGGCTTGAGCGTATCGCGTAGCCCGACGCCACTGAAGCGCGTCAGGTCCCCGCGTTGATACGTGGCTGCGTCAATCGCCAGGTTCTCGTCCGGTGTGCCACGATACGGGCGGCAGGTAGCCGTATGCGTCGTGCCGTTCGACGACGCGAGCAGGTAGCGCAACGCGTCGGTAATCGGCTCGTCGGAATGCAGCACCCATTGGTGCATGATGTTCCCCAGGTTGTGTGGGCCGAGTGCCCGCACCCCCGGTCGGAACCACTGCTTGTCGCGCAGCCATTGGTCAATGGTTTCGCGTGCGCTGGGCTGAGCAACGAGCGGTCGTCCCTTCAGTTGGGCCACGGCCGTGGTCGGCGCAGCGGTCGGCGGCACGAAAATCGATGAGAAGTCAGGGACTACCGTCAGGTCGTCCTTGTGTCGAATGATTGCGGTGTCATCGGCCACATTGACGTCCGAGAAGATGACGGTGTCACCAACCTTGAAGGCCAGACCTGGGTCACTGACGTAGCCACCTGTGGTGAAATATATACGTGACGGCCGTTCAATTCGGCGCTCGATCACTTCCTCCGCGCCATTCTTTTGCCGGAGGCCGTGGAGTATTACCCGTTCGGTTGCCATTGAAACTCGCTCCTTTCAGTGTGCCGTGTGTGGTGCTCAATCCAGAGCGCCCACAGCATGGGCACGGTGACGACGGTGTTGTAGAACAAGTGCAGTTCGATTCGCGGCCACCACAGTTGAATGATGCTCACCGGCACGGCGACGCCGAGCTGCGCTTGGACGAGCAGCAGCGAGTGTTCGAACAGGTGCCAGGTCTGCAACCAGCAGGCGAGCCGCCACCAGCCACTCGCGCGGCCGGTGATACCGTCCTGGTCGATCAGCGCCCACATGCCGAGATACATGGCGACGGCGAAGCCGTAGTGCAACCACTCCGAGTGCATGAGCCACGGAATCAGGAGCCCCACAAAGCCCATGGCGTGTGGGCGAGGCCAGCCCAGGACCCACACTTGATAGGCTTGCGTGAGGTGCTCCACCCAGTGGAAGACGACGATGGTCATGCACACGCGTCGAGTCATGGTCAGTCGCTGTCCTTTCGCAGCGGGATATCCTTGAAATGCTCTGGGCGGTAGCCCCAGTGCCGGATCATGCGGTCCCGTTCCTTCTGGTCGTCGCACTTGCACGTGCCGTCAGGCCGGTAGTGCGTTGCCGCGAAGATGGTGAACGGGCAGTTTTTTATGTTGCTAAACAGCGCCAGACGCGGCATTTTTTCGCTCCTTTCTACTTGTGTCGAACACTCACGGTGTTGGTGTCGTCGGCGATACCGGGCGTGCCGTATTTGCCGCCCATGTTCAGGACCCAGCCTCCGGCGCTGCATGGCATCACGGCCCGGCCGGAATGCTGCTTCCCGAAGCGGTCCACAATCGTGACGCGGTCGCCCGCGCGCACGGTGTCGATCAATGTTTTGGCTGGGAACGGCTTCATCATTAGCGGCCCCCTTCCTGGTAATACGCGTTCTGCTCGTCGCGCGTCAGTTCGTAGATAAACTCGCACTCGTTGCACGCGGCCACCACGGTGTCGACCATTTTGGTCGGCAGCGGCAGGTCCGCGTTGTGATAGCCAGGGTGATACGGCCGTTCGGTCAGTGCCGACGTGACGGTCATCGTCCCTTGGCATTCCGGGCAAGTCAGGTTCATTTGGTGCCTCCCGTGTTGCGCTTGCGCGCTGTTCGAGTCTGTGTCTGAAGTGCGAAGACAGTGTAGCCGAAACTATTAGTTATTGCAACCGCTAGTTTCGGCTCACCGCTTATTTCATCAAGTCCTTGAGCGCCGTGGGCTTGAAGTGCATGTCGCGTTCAACGCCCAGGCCGAAGCGACCCTTGAGCGCTTGCAGTTCCCCCAGGCTGAAGTAGCCCAGTTCCTTCTCGTGGCCGTCGACCAGGCCGAAGAAGGTGTCGACCCCGTCAAACTCGGTCGCATACCAGGTCCAGCTGCCGGTCGGGTCGAAAAACTTCACGACGGCGACCGCGTCCATGCCCTTCCCGTCCTGGCTGTAGAGCGCAGGCAGGGCCTTGCGGTTTTCTTTGGTCAAGAGCATCATGTGTGTGCCTCCAGGTTGCGCTCGCGCGCGGTTTGGGTTTCGAAGGTGGTCCGTTTACGTGGCCACCCGCGCCCACGACCTTGGTCACTGGCGGCTTCCAACCGCTGTGCCTCGGTAACGACAGGGACATTGTCTCATAATTAATAATTCACGTCAATCAGAAAATAGGGCTTGAAATCCTCGGAAAAAGGCGTATAGTGGGGGCAGTTCGACGACAACCCAACGGCCTGGAAGGGCCACAGGAGGCGAGCATGTATATCCTTTACGACGGCTCACAAGACGGCACGAAGGCGCTGCGCGAGAAGGCCGAACAGGACGACCTGCGTTATCAGCAGGACGAACGCTCGACCGGTCGCTGCCGCTACTGCGGCAATCCTCGCCCACCGGGTTACTCGGTCACCTGCGCGGGCTCGCACTGCCAGGAGGCGGCTTACAACGACCGCGAGATTCGCACACCGCGACGACGGAGGCGTTGACAACTAATAATTCGAGGTGTATAGTGGTGGCAGGTGGACGGCGTTCGGAGGGCAGACCTCCTGGACGGTTGACCAGGGCGGACCCCGACACGAGCCACCAAACCTTAACCGGTCGAAAGACCAACAGAGGAGGCAGCAATGAACAAACCCAGGCGACAGAAGGACGTGACGCAGCTCGGGCTCTACGTGACGGAGCAGCGGGACGGGGACTACTACCACGTCCGGGCGAGCGTGGTCACGATTGGCTACGACGCTTACGAGCGGCGGCAGGTGGACCAGGGTGAGACCTTCAGCGGCGTGCGCTACGACTCCGTGCGGAACACGCGCGGTGTCGTCAACGGTCTCTGGCTCAAAGACCTGGTGGTGACCAGCCAGGGCGAGCGCAAGGGGAATCCTCGACACCTTTACGGGTGGGAGGTGCGGTATCAGAACGTCTTCTCGGTCGATGCGCGCGAGGCCCAGCTGATGGCCCACACGCTGAAGACCATTGAGCGCCGCATGGCGAAACTCGACGAGAAATACGGGCGCGCGGCGACGTTCGGGGCCTACCTCGCGCGAGTGGCCCAGGCAATCGGGGCCGAGAAGTTCGTGCACCAACAGGGCGCGTCGGGCGGCTGGAGCTACTCGGACAGCGAACAGCGGAAGTTGTCGGTGGCCGACGGGATCAACTACGTCGACTGGCAGGTTCAGAAGTGGGTCGAGGAAACCACGCCGAAGGAAACGGCGGTGGTCCATGGCTAACAGGCCACTCGGGAAAAATCAGGCGGCGGTGCTCAAGGTGTTGCGTGAGCGAGGGGGCTGGACCCAAAAGGGCTATGGCTCCGGGTGGTATTGGAATACCTACAGCGGCACCGCGCGCATTCTCGACAGCTTGGTGCAGCGGGGCCTCGTGGTGGTGGTCGACGGCCACTACACGGCCGTGGCTGAAGGGGAGGTGACCAATGGCACGTAAGTCTGTGCAGCAAATGACGGACGCGGAGATTAACCGAGAAGTAACCGCACTCCGAAACGCGGAGCGCGCTGCTCGTAAATCTCGGAAGCCGTTCCCGTCTGAAAAGATGTTGCGGATCACGACTCTCGCGTTGGAGCAAGGCACGCGATGGGCACAAGCGCAAGGGTGGGAATAGGAGGGCTCGATGAGGGTTGACGCTGACGACTTGGTCGACATGCTGCGGCACCAAATGGTCTACCGCGAGACGCCCCTGGTCAAAGAGCTGATGGAGCACCTGGGCCAGGACGTCACGATGAAGGGCCAAGAGTGGATGTTTGTCGGCGTCGAAGGGGGCCGGGCCGTCTTCGAGAACGAAGACGAGCGGCTGGTGCACACGTCCTACAAGCGGGCACTCGCATTACTCGAAAAAAAGGAGGTGGAGGATGGCGACGAAGACTCTTGAATGGGACGCTGAAGCCGACACGGGCGGCACGTCCCTGCGCGGCTACTTGGACAACACGACGTGGAAGTTTGAGGAGCTGGTGGCCCGGCTCCTGACGGCCAGCGGCCAATCGATGGTCGTGAACGGCGACGACAAGGCGTCGTTCGATTTCGTGGGCCGGTTCGGCAACCAGCCGTTCACGCTCTACGACTACAAGGCCGACATGACGGTGCATATCGGTGGTGGGCCGAAGCTGGACGTCGAGGGGCTGAAGCTGGCGCTGCGGTCGGCGCTCCTGGTGGTGGAGCCGAAGCCGTTCACGCACGCGACGAGCTACGATGGGCACACCGACTACGGGTGGGGCGTATGAGCATGGGGAAGGCGTGCCGCGACCGGGCGCACCACGATCAGTGGGTCGTGGTGCAGCGGCACTCGAATCACTCGGCGTTCAACGGCAACCGGTGGACGTGGTCGCCCTACAGCGAAGTCAAATGTCTGACGTGCGGCCAGGTTTGGCGCACCAATGCGCTTTATGTGGATGCGTTGCGGAATGCGACGGTAGAGGAGGTGTTGCGTGGACCAGGAGTTGGAGGAAGTGTGGGAGAAAATCGCGGAGGAGACCCTCAGCAAGGCTGAAGTCGTGGACTGTTCACTGGCGGACTTCGCCGAGGGGCTCAAGGATATCGAGTTGGCCGTTCGGCACCGCCGAGAAATGGCGGAGGATGAACTGGAAAAGAGTGGGGGGTGACGCACCATGTTTCGGATTGAACGGGTATTCCATAACAAGAACGACACGGTGCAGTTCGCGGTGCTGGTGAATGGCGAATCGCAGCAGGTCGTGGTGACGAAGTGGACGCCGGAGGTGCATCCCGAGACCGACGTGTTCGACGACAAGATTGAGCGCGTGTTGACGTTGACGTATGCGGACCATACCGAGCGCGAAGCCACGACGGCGAACGCGGCCTCGGTTGCGCGTCGCCTGGCCCAGGACCCGACGCTGGACCCCGACGCGCTGTTGCAGGAAACGGTGGTCGACCCGGTGCGCGCGAAGGCGGAAGCCAAGCAGGACCAGGCGATCAAACGGTGGTCGCGCTGAAAATGAGAAGTTGACTTATTATTAATTCCATGATACCATCTATGTGTCTCTGGAAGTTCAACCGCCCGCGAGGGCCACAGGAGATGCACATGAAGATGAAGAAAGCGAGACGCGGCACGAGCAAGGTGGAGGTGACGGGCAAGGGAGTCGACGACTTCGCCGAACTGGGCGCACTGAAGCGCGAAGCGGAAGCGGCGAGCCAGGCGCGCGGCCACCGGATCACGACCTGGCACCAGCGCGGGTCGCACGACCCCTACGGACGGGAAGCGTTCTGCGACAAGTGCCACGCGGCGGTGGTGGTGAGCACCGAGCCGGACATGGGGCGCGGTCGGATTTACGGCTGGACCCTGAAGCGCGATTGCAACTGACAGCTAACAGCCCGCGAGGGCAACACGGAGGAATCCATGGCATTCAACAAGGCCCCGTTCTCAACAATCGTCACGAAGTATCCCGGCACCTGCAAGCGCTGCGGCGGCAAAGTGCCGGTGGGCACGAAGGTGCGGTTCGGGAAGGGGAAGGTCTACCACTTCGCCGACGAGTGCGGCCCGGTGGCGCGCGTCGCCCAGCACGACCCGGCGGTGGCCCTGGCCACCCTGGCGGAGCGCGAGCACCACGACCACGGGCGCAGCCTGCTCGACATTGCGTCGGAGCTGGAGCGCTACGCGGCCGAGACAGGAGGCTACTAGGGTTTGAGCCAGCAGGTGACACATGCAACAAGTGACGGTTGGGAGACTCCTGGTGCTGGCTCATGAGTCGTAGTCCGGGAGTCTCCGATCTCAAGTCGAGGCGCTGTCATGTGGTCACTCACGATGGGCATGGAGATGACAGCAGGTCGGGTGAGGGTGGGGTTGTCCGACCATGAGTTGTATCACGGTTGAATTGTTATGTGACTGGTGCGGCCGAGAATGGGTCGGCACCTATCACTGCTGTGAGCCGCAAGGCCACGGCCGATTGTGTGCCGGGTGCCAGGCGGCGCTCGACGCGAAGAGCAGCCCGGTCGACGGGCCGGGAAAGGGAGACCGAGCCGGAGGGGGAGGGCGTGAGCCCGTTGAACCTAGCCGGTGATGGTTGGTGGCCAAACTCCTGACGCGGGCAAGCCGACGCCCGCCCAAGAAAGGTAAGAATCATG